ATGCGAGACATCACCCAAATAATCAAACTAAAGGGACTATCGGCCTGCCTTCAAAAAATGGCAGACGAACTGAGGATAAGCGACCTAAGGGCTGCAGCGGATGCCCTGACCATACCATTTGAAAAGGTTAATAACTACGTCCATGGCAAGGGCGTAGATATCGACCTCACAGAGAGGTTGATTAGATTTTTTCATTTAAGAATGGAGCGGCTAAATGAGCACTGAGGCCATCATAAACGAATTGGCAAGCATAAGGGCAACTGCTGAGGTGCTTGCGGAAAGAGCTACAAGGCTGGAGAGCCTGCTGATAGGTAAGGCCAGTGTTTCTACTCCGGCCGCATCGCAGCAATTTCAAAAAAAGCTGGCATCTGTACTTGCCGGCAGACAAAAACGACTTGCAAAAAAATAACCGCCAAGGGCTGGACCCCCTTGACGGTATTTAATAACAATTCAAATTCGATGCAAATGAACAAAAAAAATCTCACTGTTTTCCTCCTCGGGGAAGAAATACCTGAGCTCATGGCAGCCCTCGGGTATGAAATCAGCGAATCGCTCAACCACATTGTATTCAAAAAATCAATAGATCCCGCCAACCGGTATCGAATTGTAGTAAAGCCTTTTGAAATACAGTGCAACGTGTGGAACGACAACCACAATGAGGAGCGCTGGCATGAAACCCTAAGGCTTGAGTTGCCAAGCTACAGGTTTGCGGCAATTGGGCTTCAGGAATGGGCCCTTATCCTCCACCTCGGGAAGCAAATTGAATTCAGAGAACTGGCTGCAAAATGTGGCCTCAAAATACAGGAAGAAAATGTATGCGCAGCGTAAAACTATGGGTAGGAAAACTGCCCGAATATCAGCTTCAGACGGCCTTGCTCTGCTTCGTTTCGAACTGGATCAAAGGGCTGGGAGAAAGGCCCCCACAATCAGAGCAAGCCCAAACCGAAGCCCTGAGGAGGTACGCCAGCCTCGCTCAATATTTAAACTAATTTTTTCAATTTTTCAATAACAATTCAATTCAATTCAGATGACAAAAAACAACGTAATGGAGGTGATTCAGAAGACTCCACCGGCTAAGATCGCAGACCTCGACATTGTCCGCGACCGCTACATTCAGAACTACAATGCTTGCCACCGAGAAAAAGTGGGAGACCTCATGTATCACCGCAATGTGATCCACTTCAAGCAAGCAATTGCATCGAGTGAGGCTTTAGCAAAAGCAGACCCGTTTAGTCTGTATGCCTGCTTTGCAACCGCTGCGGTAAACGGTTATTCGCTGGACCCGAATGACAACGAGGTTTACCTCATAGCTCGCGGTGGCAAAGCCTGCCTCGATCGTCAGGCAGGCGCTTACGTAAAAAGGCTAATGAGGACAGGACAGGTTCTGCTATTTGAGCAGGCAAAGCTGGTTTACCACGGTGATACTTTTCCGGTACGAAATGGAAGAGTAGTTGACCATATAGAAAACTTTCAAAGTGATATCATTATCGCTGGGTATGTAAGGGTGATAGTAAAAGAAAATGGTTCAGACCTTTATTTTATTTACCGCAAAAGTGATTGGGAGGCATGGAGGAAGAAAAGCCCGAACCCGGCTACCATAATGAAGAAAACTAAGGATGGCAGGGAGTACCTTTCCGAAAGCCTGTGGGATAACGGCATAATTGGCGGCACACAGCCCGAGCCCAATTTCCTCCGGACAAAAATAATCAAGCATGCAGCAAAAGAAAAATGCTGGGCCACAGGTACCACCCCTGCACAAGTTGAAGTATTTGAGGACATCGAAATAGATAGCGATGATTTGCCGCAGATACCATCAGCGGAGCCGCATCAAGCCCTCCCGCAGGCCCAAGGCCACTATGCGCCAACCATGATTGTTACCCCTGCTGGCGAATACCAGCAGATGGGCACAGCTGCCAATCAGGCACATCCTGCAAGCCCTGCTCAAAAAGCCGCAGCAGAAACATACAGCAATAATCATTTCTCACCTGAGCCGCCTGCAGCCGCAACAGTTGTTGCCGATGATGACGACGGTGTTTTTTAACCAACCCGATTTCAATAACGAATAAACACGGAATTACATGACAACAGCGATACAGGCTGCACCCCAAGCAGCCACCGAAAATAAAGACCTCATGCTGGTGCAAGGCAGTATGGAACTGATTCAACAATTGCCGGCAACACTTGCACAGCATCAAGCCAGCGTGGCAAGGGCTAAGCAAGCCAGCAAAGCCTTGATTGACAAAATTGGAGCCAATGGCAACCGCCTTAATGAAAGCCTTGATAACGAAACCAAGGACATGATTTTAAAAATTAATAAAACAATCAAAACCAGGGAGGAAGCCAGAAAGCCCATCACGCAGATTTTCACCCAGATCAGCAAAATGTTTACCACAGCAGAGGGCGAGATTAAAGAGCTCCTGAATCCCCTGCAGATTTACCGTGATGATTACGCAAAGTGGTTACATGAGGAAGCCGAACGCAAGCGCAAGGAAGCCGAACGCAAAGCCGCAATTGAAACCGCCAAAGCAGACCTCAAAGCCTGGATTACGGAAAAGATTGGCTTGCTTCTTTCAGACTATCTGTTTAAGAAAATGCAGCAATGGCAGAATGCTTTCAATGCCATCAGCCTTGCGGACTTCGATGAGCGTAGCACAAAGCTTCGTAACCTAAGCACAGGTTTTAATCAGGCGAAGTTGGGCGAAATACTGCATTACGATTTACCGCTTTCTCGGTTCCCATTGCTTACCGAGGAAAACATTATCGAGGTAAGGGCACAAGCTCATACAGAGTACGACTTCGCTACCTGGATTGCAAAGCATAACCTCGAGTGCACAGAATTAAAGCAAAGCCTGGTTGACCGCCTTGGAAGTAAGAAAGCCGAACTCGAAGCCGAAGCCGAGGCCGAAAGGCAACGCATAGCGGCTGAGGAAGCAGCACGAAAGGCTGAGGCCGAAAGGCAGGCAGCCATTGCAAAGGCCAGCGCAGCGGAAAAAGAAAGACTGGAAGCCCAGGCCAAAATAGCTCGTGAACAAGCTGCTCAAAAAGCCGCAGAGGCCAAGGCCGAACAAGACAGACTGGCTAAGGAGAAAGCCGACCGAGAGGCGCAGGAGCAGGCTCAACTCGCAGCCCAAAAGGCCGAAGCCGACCGCAAGGCCAAGGAGGCCGCTGACCTTGCCGCAGCCAGCGCAAAGGCAGCTACTTTATTCGATGCAGCAATAGAAGCGACTCCGGATGCACCGGCTCCGGAAACCCGCACCGGCTTTGATATCGTTGTAAAGCATCAAGCCGGTTGGGTTGAAATCTTCCAGCTGTGGTATCAAAGCGAAGGAGTAAAACTCGGCATTGAGGACATGGGCAAGAAAAGCCTGAATCAGATGAAAACCTGGGCTGAAAACCATGCAAAGAAAACCGGCGAGAAAATCAACAGCAAATTCCTTGTTTACCAAAACAGTATAAAGGCGGTAAACCGGAAGTAACACACTCATTACTCACACGGCCTCCGTGGGTAAAACCATGGAGGCCATAATTAAGACACTATGAGCCAAATAAGACATACTCCGGAGGCTTGGAAACTCAGACTTCCAACAGAGATAGTTGATGGTACCAGCGACAAGGACTTTGAAAGACATATAGCATCCTTCCGAAGCGAACATGATGCTCTAAGAACTGTGCAATGTGTCAACGCTATGAAAGGCATAGAAAACCCTGAGGCATTCATGGAGGTGGTTAGGCATCTTGAACTCGATGCTTTTCAAACAATACAATCTGAGCGCAATGAATTGCTCGAGTGTCTTCAGGATATCATCCAGCGCTTCCAATCCTGCATTCATGGCGGTAATGGTGAACTCGCAGATGATAAGCCCGCAATTGAAAAGGCTAAGGCAGCAATTAACATTTCTATTAAACAGCGAGCAATCGGCAAATAAGATGGAAGCAATTAAGGACCCATATTACAGCAGGCCTGAGGTTAGCAATAGCGACCTCAGCTGGGTACTGAAGTACTTTCAGCCACCGGCTATTACCTATGACCTGGAGAAGGCATATAGGTTCGGTACCCTTATTGATTGCATGCTTACCGAGCCCGAAAAGGTTAATTACTACACTTTCACTTGTGCCGGATGGAAGTATCTGCCGGAAGAATTCAAGCTCGCGGAGGATATGAAGAAAGCCTTCCTCCGTGACCCACTTTGCAAGATGCTATTTGAAAAAAGTGAAACTCAAAAGGTGAGCATAAAGCACAATTGGAAGCTACAGCATGATGGCTTTGAGTTCGTATTAGATGCTCGTTGTAAATGGGATTTCTATGCTCAGCCTTTGCTTAAGATATGCGCTGACCTCAAAAGCACAACAGCTACTACACAAAAGCAGTTCGAAGATGCTTGTTACCACTTCCAATACTTCAGGCAAAGAGCTTGGTACATGGATATGGAGGGCACCAGTAAGGATATGCTAATTGGTGTAAGTAAGAAGAACTTGCAGGTATTCAAAATACCAATTACCCGGGGTGATAAATACCACAAATTGGGGCAAAGTCAATACCAGGACCTCGCCTTCAAATACTGGACATTATTTGGTGACATTAAAAAAGAAGCAGCATGAAAATCAGGATAAATAAATTACTTAGGCTAGACCGCAATTACAACAGGGATAAAAGAAGCGGCAGGGATTACTATCAGGCCGGTATTTCTGCATGGCTCATGAATGCCGAAGCAGTAAACTGTGCAATAGTGGTTCAAAGATTAAAGCAGGTTACCAAAGGACTTCATTGGTGGCGAACACACTTTCCAGCTGAGCCCCAAAAGGAATATCTTTTTCACAGTAAATTAATTAATAGACCGAAATCTAAAAAATAAGTACCATGTCAGACACAGTAACATTAAGCAGGCAAAAGCTTGATATCGACGAAGCAGCAAGAGCCATACAGGCTAAAATAGCAGAATTGCAAAGCGACCATGACATGCTTATGGCTGGAATAAAAGCAATTGACAAAGGATTAAATATGCTTGATGGCTCCGGTATACTAGCTGGTGAAATTCAGAAAATCATGAAAAACTTAAAATATAAATTGTAATGCAAACAGAAAAACAAGCATTTAAGCAGTGGGCCATCGTTGAGCTCTTTGGCCATCAGAAAATTGCCGGCTTTTGTACGGAGGAAAACATTGCGGGTACAAACATGCTCCGGGTTGACGTACCCGAAACCAAGTCGCAGCAAGCCTTTACCAGATATTTTGGTTCTGCTGCCATCTATGCCATTAACCCAGTTGACCAAGCCACGGCTACAATGGCGGCACAAAGCATACAGTCGGCACCTGTACAAGTATGGCAGGCCGAAGAGTTTGTAAAAAAACTCAGAGCCGAAGAACACGCCAGGGAGGAGGTAAAGCAAATCGCTATGCTGACCGAAGACGACGATGATGATCCATTTTTAAATCCTGATTTTTAACTAAGGAGGCCTTCTTTATGAATACAGAATGGAAGAGATTTGAACTCAAAGATCCTGTTAGTTTTCGCCTTGATGGCGAAAGCTACATCATCAGGAAGCTAAGCAATGTAAAGGCTAAAACCATGTGCGAGCTCGAAATGGATGACGACAAAGTCATGATGCCTTTTACCCTGTTGCCGGAAAAAGTGAGGAGCCAGATAAGCAAGCAAGCCGATGGTATTAAATTATGATTTTGCTTGACGATATCAAAAGCGTAATAAACCCCAAAAAGTTCTATGGCAAAAAGGGTGAAAGGGTTGAGCTCATAGCTGATCATGGTGATGTATTGATTGTGAAAGGTTTAACCGGCAAGTTTCCCGTAAAAAAAGATAAGGTAAGTTCTTTACAAGGGTAAGTCGTCGTTTTGAATTGAACCGGGTGGTATGTCTATGCGGGCCGGTTTTTCATCACTGCGGGGTGACGCAGAGGTAGCGTGCCGGGCTCATTACCCGGAAGTCGGTGGTTCGATTCCATCTCCCGCAACAACCAAGAGTGCAAAGCAGATAAGTAAGGGTGCAAAGCAGATAAGCAACAAGACCGGGACGCCGGGGACACTGTCAACAAGCTGCCCTTGCTTACATGACCACATGGCTGAGCGGTAAGGCACGCGATTGCAGATCGTGGAAAGCGGGGGTTCGAATCCCTCTGTGGTCTCTAAAATAAAAGGGAGGTAGTTATGAAGCAGTAAAGCAAACTTTCATTTAAGATTTTAGAACAAGGGTGCTCTCGGGTATCGAAGTTACGCGGACAAAAAAAAATCCCGAGAGCACTATTTTAAGACTTTTTATCATCACCAATGTTCACACCAACAAATATCGCCACACCGGAAGAAATCTTTCAAGCCTGCAATGAAATACAGGCCCTACTGCAGAGCCATTACGAAGCCGACAATGTAGATGCCTGCATTTGCAGACTACAGGCCTGCGAGAACTATATGGCCCTAAGTGGTAAGTTCTTAGCCGATGCCAAACATCGACTCAGGGAGCTGGAAGAAAGCAGTATCATAAAGGCTCTGATTGAGGCGCAGCGTAAGAAGATGACACCCTCTACATTGAATAAATACATTGATAGCTTAACCCGTGATTATGCCTACCTGGTTGATTGGTGTGAGCGACTTAATAGAGGCTGTACGCACAGTGCCGAATTTCAACGAACCATTATTGGTAAGCTACGGGAGGAGGCCAAGCTTGCCGGTTTTTCACAATCGTTTTAAAAACTTGCTATATGAATAACTGGGAAATTGAACTAATTGATGGCGGCGATTTTGAGGTAGTTTATACAAAAGCAAATCTAAAGCCAATAAAGCCGGCAGGCCTTGAATAAACCCTAATCATTACCGCTATTAGCACAAAATTTAATTCACATCATGACACACACAGTTGAAAGCAAAATTGACTACTTGTTTGAACTCGTAGTAAACCGCAGAGGGCAATACATCATCAGCAGGCAAAGCCTCAGGGATTACCGGAAACAATATGGCGACGTCGTAGAAGTCCTAAGGGCAAAGGGTATCGTTGTTTTGCCTCTGGGTAAAAACTGGTTTCGTATCAAGAAAGAGGTGCCAATATGAAACTACCTCATATACCCTCAGTAATGGCGGCAATACTGTTATGCACGGCTTTGTTAATTATGGCAGCATTTAATCGTAAGCCATGGCCACCCGAGGACCCGGAAGAGTACTGAATTTTTTCACTATAAACTATGTTTTAATGAATAAGCAAACATTCGAAAAGGCTTTTAAGTTGAAGCGAGAAATTGATCATTTAACGGAGCACCTTGAATTGGTAACTAAACTCCCGGATCGGGTTACTCATGCCCAAAAAATGAAACCCGAATTCGAGCCATTTTTAGTTCTAGAACTTCCCGGGATTACCAACGGCGGCTATAAGATGTGGCCAGATCTTTTTGATATTAACTACGTCCATAGCCTCTATGTTAAGGCAGTCAAAAACAAAATAGCCGAACTGCAGGCCCAATTCGACGCACTTTAATTTTTTCACATAAATCAAATACAAATGGCAAAATCAAAAATGAAAGTTGTGGCCGCAGATGAAAACGGAGCCACCATTGAGATGAGCGACCTCGAAGGCATGGCCCGCTCACTACAAAAACTGGAGAAAAAGTACAGCGTAAAAAAGGCAAAGCTAAAGGACATCGCTATCGAAGTTGAGTATAGCGAAACCCTGGATGACAGCAGCAACAAGGTAAAAAAGGATTGTACCGCACCCGTTCACGATGACCTCAAAGCCGCATTTCGCAGGATGAATAATATTCTCCTGGAGATAACTGAGCAGCCCGAGGAAAGCAAAGTGGAGTGTACCGGATTCACCATCGGTACCAACGAAGATGGTGCCACCCTCATTGGTTTCCGCGACCTCGAAAGCGGATCCGTGCTTAACCTTACTGCACCTTATGTCAGGTTTGAAGACAACGGTGAGCTTGAGCATGCCGTGAATGTGGCTAAGCAAGAGACGCTACTTTACCTCTTTGAGAAAAAGCATGCACCCGATCAGCAACTCGGTTTTGATTTTCCTGAAACCGATGAAGAATTTTAGCCATGACAACTCCTGATATTCTGGACGATATCTTCAAAGAGTTGGCTAAGGCCAAACGCCTGCATCCCAAATGGCCCGTGCATCCCGCTGGTCAGGCTGGGATCGTGGTGGAGGAAGCCGGGGAGCTAATGCAGGCCTGCCTAGAGCGCAAATACGAACGCAGTAAATACAGCGATGATGAACACCGCAGGCGCATTAGAGCGGAGGCTGTACAGGTGGCCGTAACGGCAATCCGGTTTCTTGAAAATCTTAAATAACAATTCAATTTTAAAAAAATGTCAACACCAACAAAGACAACATTTCACGATCTGGAGCTGGCCATAATAGCTCCAGACCCCAATCAGCCACGGAAAACATTTGATGACGTCGCTATGGATGAACTCATTAATTCAGTTCGGGAGCAGGGCGTGCTTCAACCCATTTTAGTAAGGCCTGATGCCGATGGCTTCATGATAGTGGCCGGGGAGAGAAGATATCGCGCTGCTCTTGCTGTTGCTGCCGCTTTTAGTGGAAGAAACACTATCCCTGCTATCATCCGCAACCTCAGTGATGAAGAAGCCCTGGAAATACAAATAACGGAGAACCTCATCCGTAAAGATGTGCACCCCCTTGAGGAGGGTATCGCGTTTGCAAAGCTGCATGAACGCTTTACCATTGAGCAAATCGCCAATCGGGTGGGGAAGAGCCCGTCCTTTGTGGCCAAGCGCATCAAGCTTGCCGACCTCATTGAGGATGGTCAAAAAATCTATTTCAATGGCCACATGGACCTCGAAGACGCCATGAAGATTTGCCGGCTTTCACCATCGGCTCAGGAAGAAATTATTAAAGAGGCTTGCCCTGGAGATTGGCGCACACGTTTGGGTAAAAACTGGTCGATTGGTAATATCACCTACTATGTTAGACAAAATCTGGAGAGAATTGACAACGCCAATTTTGATGCTGAAGACGCCAGTTTGTACCCTGAAGCAGGTGCCTGTTCAAAGTGCCCTCATAATAGCGGAAATCAACCCCTGCTTTTTGATGACCTTAAAGAGAGTAATTGTTTGAAACCCAGCTGCTTTGCGATTAAGGAACAGCGGTTTTACAAAAGGCGCCTCGAAGAACTCGCAACCAATCCCAAAATGTTAGCCGTGGCTCCCTATGCCTCCAGCAATGCTGATAAACGCAAATTGGAAGAGGCCAAGCAGATGGGTATAAATGTAATTGAAGATAATCAATACAACCGGCACTGGGAGCCTGATGAATCTTTTCCCGATTTTGAGACCTGGGCTTGTGATGAATATGGGGATGATTGGCGGGAAGACGAAGACCTTGATGAAAAAGAGGCTCGTGACGAATACAATGAGCTATTGCAGGACTGGAAAAAGGAGATTGACCAGCATCAAGAAGGCCTCCGTAATGGAAGCATTGTTAAGGCCACAATTATTGCTGGGAGTGATTTGGGCAGAGAAATCTTTGTAAAGCTTAACCCCAATGCTGCGGCCGTGGTAAAAGCAACTGTAGCCGGTGGTAATGCTGAGGAAATAGCCGCAAGTGCTGAAATAGCAAGCCTCGAAGTCAAAGAGGTACGCAACAAGCAATTAGATGGTGAAAAGGTATGGTCAGGAGTTCGCCAACTCCTTAATACCGATGATGCCAAGATCCGGATTTATAGCAACAATGCTGGCCTTAGTAAGGCCGAAAGAAAGGCATTGTTTCTCGCCATGGTTGATAAGCTGGATTACAGCACCAAGCGCATAGTTAAGGAAGTGTTTGGCGAAGATTACGAAGAGAAGGACTTTTTTACCGAGGGCATGTTGATGCAAATGAGCCGCATCTTTATGCTTGATGTGATGGCAACCGGTTTTGGTAGCCACCTTACTAAAGGCGGCAAGAATAGCGTTGCTTATCCCGTTATTAAGTCCTATTTCGTTGATGAGGTAAATCAGATCGAGTTGGCCCAAATGGAAAAGGCTGAGGCCCGCAATGAGCGCCTACAGAAACGCATTGCTGCCATAAGGGCGTCGGTGGCAAAAAATGAGCCTGACGATGTAGGTGTTGACGATGATCTAACATTGGCTGATCAGGGGTTTCCACCGGCACAACAAATCAGCGGTGAGCTATCGGAAAACATTGTTAACGCCTTTAAAAAAGGCCAAAAGCAAAAGAAAAGCAAAGACGGTTAAAAGACTTGCACAGGGGTGTATAGGTTTCTATCATTGCAGTACAATAATTTTTTAACAACAAAAAACGGAATGACGATGAAACTCGTAAAATTTGACAGCACAAACAGCGCAACAGTTCGCACCAAGCAAGCAGCAATTACCCTCAAGGCAGAGGGCCAAATCGTGATTAATGGTGAAGCATTCACCAAGTTGGGCCTTAAGGCCGGTGATACCATCGCCCTGCTACAGGACAGTGAGAACCCCAAGACCTGGTTTATCGTAAAGGACAAAGACGGATTCAAACTCCGTACCTCGGGAAAGACCAGCCCCACGCTGGTTTGCCAAAACGAAAAGGTAGTAACTACCCTGTTGGCCAGCCTCGGTATCAAAACCGAAAATGCGGTAAGGTTCAAGCTCAACACCGAGCCGGTGAAATTCGAAAAGCAGCTGCTTTACAAAATCGATACCGCTGAGTATCGCATTAACGAACCAAAGCCGGCTGAGGCAGCGACACAGGAGGCGCAGGCAAATGCCTAAGGGTAAGCCAATATCGCTAACCAGGGCTCAGCAAAACTTCATCCGGAAAAACCGGATGAAGTTTTCCGGGTCTGATATGGCCGCAAGGCTTGGTGTAGGTAAATCCGTGGTTACGGGTTTCCTCCGCAGAGAGGGCTTGCAGGTACCAATGGAAACCATTGCTGAACTCAGGGCTAAGAAAATGACCGGCCGCACCACAAGCGATAAACGCACAGATGCTTTCCTGAAGCGGAACTACTTAAAGATGCCATCAAAAACTATGGCCCAGAAATTGGGTAGAAGCGATTCCTTCATTAGATGCAGGCTAAGGCAGCTGGGCTTGGTTATTCCGGAAGAAGTGATACAGCGTAATAAACAGCTTGCCTTGTTCAAGCCTGGTCACGAACCAGCGAATAAAGGCAAGCCGATGTCAAGAGCCCAGTATAAGAAATGCAAGGCCACCATGTTTCAAAAAGGCCAGCTTCCAGCCAATACCTATAGCCGGGAGGGCATTATATCCATCAGGAAAGATAATCGAGGCGTTCCGTATAAATACATCAGAACATCCCCGGGTGTATGGGAGCCCTACCATCGGTACCGGTGGGAGATGTTCAGGGGACCCATACCCGATGGCCTTTGCCTTGTGTTTAAAGATGGTAACAGCCTCAATACTAAGCTTGGTAACCTCGAACTCATAACCAGGAAGGAAAACATGCTCAGGAATTCAATCATGCGGTTCCCTTCCGAACTGATATCAGCAATTCATTCATTAAGTAAACTAAATAAAAAAATCTCAGTATGGGAACAAAAAACAAAGTCGGAGATCTCACAGATCACCTCTTCCTCCAAATCGAAAGGCTCAACGATGAAGACCTCAAAGGCGAAGACCTCAAAAACGAAATAGCCCGTGGTAAGGCTATAGCAGCCTTGGCAACGCCTATCGTTAATGCAGCGAAGGTTACCGTGGATGCGGCAAAACTGCTCTCCAGAGGTGGAGTAAGCAAGAAGGATATAAAGTTGATTTACGACAAATCGGAGGACTAAGATGACCATAACCAAAACAAGTACTGACTACATGGTTAGCTTTGGTTTTCATGCCGGAATGGTAGAAGATATCAAGGCGATACCCGGCCGCTGGTTTGACCGCAATACCAGGGTTTGGCATGTGCCACTCAGGGAGGCAGACGCCATCGAGAGCTTCAGGAAGAAGTACAACTACCTGGCTGTAACGAATTCAGTTACTGCAGATGAATTGGGCGAGATTCCCGAACTCCCGGATCTCGATTTCGACGTGCCCCTAAAGCGCAATTTGTTCGCCTATCAGCGCAAAGGCGTCGCCTATAGTGTTCAGAAGAAACGGGTGATCATGGGCGATGAACCAGGCCTGGGTAAGACTGGCCAGGGTATTGCTACCATCCACGGAGCCGCAATAAAGGGCGAACAGCCGTTTCCCTGCCTCGTGATTTGCCCAACATCGCTAAAGGAAAACTGGGCCCGTGAATGGGCACTTTGGACGGACAGAAAGGCTTTGGTTATGCGCGACTCCATGAAGAATACCTGGCATCAATACCTGCGCACTGGGTTGGCCGATGTACTCATTGTGAATTACGAAAGCCTTAAGAAGTTCTTCGTTGCCGAAATCAATGTTCCCGAGGGACAGGCACTGAGTTTGAAATACGTAAAGTTTAAAGAGCATATCAAGCTTTTTAACTCGGTTATAATTGATGAGCTACACCGAGTAAAGGATGCAGGTACTCAGCAGGCTAAATTCACAAAGGGTATTGCAAGCGGGAAGAAATACATCTTAGGGCTTACCGGTACCCCTGTTGTTAACAAGCCAAAGGACCTCATAAGTCAATTGGCCATTATTGAGCGCCTGCCTGATTTAGGTGGATACAAGTTCTTTATGAACCGCTATTGTGGGGGCAATGGTAGTGGAGCCACCAACCTTAAGGAATTGCAATACAAGTTGGCCACTACCTGTTTTTATCAACGCCGGAAAAAGGATGTGCTTTCAGACCTGCCCGATAAGATGCGGCAAATCGTGCTCTGTGACATCAGTACCAAAAAGGAGTATCAAGACGCCATCGCTGACCTCGCCGGGTACCTAAAGGAGTACAAGGCAAAAAGCGACCCCGAAGTTGAGCGCAGTATGCGGGGCGAACTCATGGTTAAAATCGGTATCTGTAAAAACATCAGTGCAAGGGGTAAACTCAATGAAGTCGTTGAACACGTAGATGAAATCATTGAGGCTGGGCAAAAGATTGTAATCTTTATTCATCAGAAAGAAATTGCACAGGCCTTGATTAAGCAATACCCTCATGCCGTAACGGTTACCGGCAGTGACTCCACAGAAAGTCGGCAAAAAGCTGTGGATAGCTTTCAGAAGGACCCCAGAACCAATGTTATTATTTGCAACATCAAGGCCGGTGGTGTGGGTATTACCCTTACGGCTTCGTCTCGGGTAGCCTTTGTTGAGCTCCCCTGGCATGCCGCAGATGCTAATCAGTGCGAGGACCGCTGCCATCGCATAGGCCAAAAAGATAGTGTGCAATGTACTTATTTCCTGGGCTCGGGTACCATCGATGAAGACATCTACAAAATCATCGAGAAGAAACGCGAGGTAGCCAATACCATCACCGGTAATGAGGAGAATGTACAGAAGGAAATCATAGACAGGATTGCGGAATCATTATTTAATACCAAGGCATTGGCATGAACTATATCGAATTCATCAACAGGTTTTGGCAGCTGAGAAGAAGCAGGAAAATAACCAATGTTCAAGCCGATTTATACTTTTTTCTCTTGCAGGAAAGTAATCAGCGGAACTGGGAAAATCCCTTCTATTGCTCCAATGGCTTGGTCTGCTCAGGCATAGGTGTTACTGAAAAAACGCTGATTGATGCCCGAAATGTACTGAAGCAAGTAGGCCTGATTGATTTTAAAAATGGCGTTACAAAACAAAAGGCGCCGCAATATTTTTTAAATGATTACTGGAATAAAGTAAGTAATCCGGTAAGTAATGGCGTAAGTAATCCGGTAAGTAATGGCGTAAGTATTGACGGGGGTAATGAGGCCAGTATTGAGGCGAACATTATATCTAAACAAAACAAAACTAAACGAAACAATTCTTCTTCCGGTTCTGACGAACCGGCCCATTGGAAAAAAATCGTTGAATGTTGGTTTGATTTTTATAAAGCCAATTTCCGGGATGAAAACGGCCAGCCAATTACTCCGCTTTTTAATTCCACCCAAGGAGCCCACCTTAAAAAAATTCTTGCCGCACTTCAAAAACTCGCTAAGGCGAAAAATCATGACTGGGACGAAGACTATGCGGTAAAGATTTTTGCCTATTTCCTGAAAAAGGCCTGGAATCACGATGAATGGATGCGGCAAAACTTTGAGCTCCAAAATCTATTGTCAAAATTTAATTCAATTACAGCGAATGGAAAACAAAATGGAAATTCAGCCAGCGGTAGTACAAAGCCAGGTACAAGTGAAGCCAGAATTGATGGCGTTAAGCAAATTGACCTCGCTCGATTTATTCAACCACACAATTCGTAAAATTATGGTAAAAGTTGGCCTTAGGAAGGCTAACATGCCAACGGATGAAGAGCAGGCGGTATTGGCAGAATTTATAATGAAGTATTACGGGAACTACACGACAGAGCAAATCAGCGAAGCCTTTGACCTCGCCATCACTGGCCAGCTGCCAATCAATGACAGCGGGTGCTATGAAAATTTTAGCTGCGAATATTTCGGCCGAATTATGGCGGGTTACCGGGCCTATTTGATCAATGCCGGCCGTGTACAAAAAAACACCGATATCGAGCGCCACAGACGGCAAGAACCGGCAATCCAATTGCCGCCACCGCCTGCGGATTGGTGGCCCCACGTTTTGGCTATCAAAAACGAAATCGTAGCCGGAAAAAGGCCCAAAATCCTGCCGACAGCCATTTATGACTATTTGCTTAAAGCCGGCAGGATAACCGTACCTGCAGAACAATTCGTTGCCAACGCCAGAGCGGCAGTGTTAGCCCGGTTGGCTGAGGAAAAACACGATGCTAAGCAAGCCGGTAAAAGTATCAACGATATCCTAGCCGACATCGAAGCCAGTAAATCCGGTACTACCACGGCAAGAATTCAGGCCGAGAGCAAAAGGATGGCAATTATTCACTATGTCGAGCAATTGATTGAAAATGAAAGAGCCACTAGCAAAACACGTAAGGAATGAAAAACATTTTAGTAAACGGACAATGGCAGGCGCTTGATGGAGAGTACGAAGCAGGTCTTGACCATGCATACATGAGGATAAAGGCCTGGAAGAAATTGTACTTTAAGAAAAACAGCAACAAAACCGCCACCATCAGGCTGCTGATTGATACAAAAGGGCCTTCGCAGGATTGGTGGAAACATTGGATTCAGCTTTTTAGAGATGGCAAGTTTATTGAACGGTTCAGAATAAGAGACGAAGCCAGCGACACAATTAGTCGTGATTTGCCCGAAGAAAATGTTGATGGTAACTACATCTACATCATTGAAAAATTTGAACCACAAAAAAATAACACCATTGCCAAGGCTTGAGCTCTATATCGCTGGCAGACAGGTTGATGAAGCCAACGTTGCCGACATCGAGGCTGTGTACGAAAAAATTGCTGAATGGAAGCAGCAGTACCGGCTTGATTTGGTGAAATGGGAGGCCTATTTGGTCAGGGAGATAGATTTAGGTTTTATGCAAACAAATTCGAAATTATGACAAAGACATACCCCCTCACATTGCATGTGAATTACAAACTACACCTTGAATTTAGAGCCTTGGTAGAACAGCAGCCGGGCTGCAGGGTAACCAAGGTAGTCGAACTTAAGTGCTGCGAGCTCCTGCATTACTGGATTGATTGCCCGCCGGAGAAAGAAGATGACATCACCCACATGGCATTTATGACCTGGATCCGGAATCCCCTGTTTCAGGAATGCTACAGTGATACAAAAGCCTTTCAGCCCATAGCAGAGCAATACAAGCAGGCTCAGCTAAATTAAATTCATAACTAAGTCATCTACAGAAATGGAATTACAACTTGGGAAACAATACAGGACACGGAGCGGCCAAGTAGCGACTATAACACAGGACCTCTCCTTCATTTATAGAATGTATGTATGGAAGGGCTTTGTTGCTGACGATAGCGGAGAGGTAACAAGGGCTATTTGTATGTGGACTTCATCGGGAATTTATAACATCAGCCACCAAACCGGTTTTGATATAGTGGCTGAGATTGAGGTTGGCAATAGTCACTAACGTAAAAGCATTGCTGTCAGTGCTGGAATTTGAAAAACCGAAGTTCAAACTATGCAGAAAAGTTTATTTGAAAATATACCGATGAGTGATGTACGTCAGCCAGCATTGCAGCAATGCACTGTTAGCGGCAGTACATTATATCACGGTGACTGCATACAAGAAATGGACAAGATTTCTTCTAAGTCGGTTGATATGATTTTATGTGATTTGCCCTATGGCACAACGCAATGTGCCTGGGATGCCGTTATACCATTCGATGAACTTTGGCCGCAGTATGAAAGAGTGATAAAAGATGATGGAGCAATAGTTCTTTTTGGTGCAGAGCCTTTTAGTTCTTACTTACGATTGAGCAACATTAAGTTATTCAAATACGATTGGATTTGGGACAAAATAAAAGGCACAGGCTTCTTAAATGCCAAAAAACAGCCAATGAGAAACCATGAAGTGATAAGTGTTTTTTACAAGCAGCAATGTACTTACAACCCGCAAAAAACCTCCGGGCATGTAAAGAAGAAAAGTTTTAGGGCAAAGCACTTGCAAACGGATGTTTATGGCGATATGAATAATGACTACACATATGAAAGCACAGAGCGATACCCAAGAAGCATTCAAGAGTTTTCAACCGATACGCAAAACAGCAGTTTACACCCAACTCAAAAACCTGTTGCATTACTGGCGTACTTAATCAAAACCTATACAAATGAAGGCGAAACGGTTTTGGATAACTGCATGGGTTCTGGCTCAACTGGTGTCGCTTGTGCGTTAACAGGTAGAAAATTCATAGGGATAGAAATGGAGCAGGAATATTACGACATTGCCGTTAATAGGGTGTCACGGTATTGCCGCTAACGGTTCGGGGCTTGTAGCAGTAGGGGATTTATAGCACTACTGTTCAAACCACCACCACAGCCCAATAGAAGTAAACGGCTTAAAACTTGCACTTCTGCCCCTATTGCTACAAACCCTTGTTATGCGTTCGGGCTTTTGTTTAACGAATTAAAATTTTAAAAAATGATAATAGCAATTGATTTCGATGGAACGTGTGTAACTCACGAATTTCCAAAAGTAGGAAAGGATATAAAGGCCGTTCCTGTACTAAAAGCATTGGTTGAAAATGGACACCAATTGGTCTTATTCACAATGAGAAGCGACATAGTTAATCCTACTGGTGAGGATAACGAATTACACCTTGAAAGTGGCAATTATTTAAGCGATGCTGTTAATTGGTTTAAAGAAAATGAAATACCACTTTATGGAATACAAACTAATCCAACTCAACACACTTGGACTACAAGCCCAAAGGCTTATGCTCAAATGTATATTGATGATGCTGCATTAGGTTGTCCGTTAAAATATGACAAAGAATTTTCGGAACGTCCGTTTGTTGACTGGTCTGTTGTCCGTGATATGTTGAAATGGAATGGTCTTTTAGCCTGACGCATAACGCCTGCATTTACGCAACTGAACTACACACATGAGTAAGAGATTCACACTACAGGACATTCAGCGCCTAGAGACCAAGGGCATAAGAGCTAAAGCAACCGTCCCGGTCCAGCAAGTAAATCATTTGCCCGAAATCCCGGCCAACGAATCGACTGGAAATGAAAAAAAAGTTTTCCTCCTGGGAATCGATCCCGACGTTGACCGCTGCGGAGTCGCCATAAAAGAAATGGGCACGGCTAAGATATTGGATGTCAAGGCCTTGCATTTTTACGACGTCCTCAACCTCATCAACCACCTCAGCAAAGACGCAGACCTGAGGGTTTACATCGACGCCGGTTGGCTTATAGACAAAAGCAATTGGCACCAAGCCCGAGGAGCTGGCAGCCGGGAAAAGATCGCAAAGAATGTCGGAGCCTGCCATCAGGTAGGTAAACTGATTTGCAGCTATTTACAAAGGAAACGCATTGAATATCATGAAGTTAAACCAAGTAAGGCCAAAGTTTCAGCAGAAGAATTCAAACGGCTAAACCTCTGGAAAGGCAGAATAAACCAGGATATGCGTGATGCCATTATGCTAATTCTGCATATCTAATATCATATTTTCTAGTCTTACAAATATTTCTACACAAGGAAAAAACAGTACATTTTGAAATATTAAGAGCTTTTGCTGCTTGAGTTATTGAGCAAAAAACTACTACAACCCCATCCGGGGAAATGTATTCGACTTTTTTTGCTACAGCACTTTTCCTTGTTTTAGCGTTTTTAGAAAGAATCTGTTTACCTTCCTTAGAATAAATTTTAGTAGAAAATGAAAGGCCCTCCCTCTTTTCGATTCTTTGAATTGTCGATATGTTTACTCCAAACTTTTGAGCAGTTTGTTTTTGAGTATGTGTTTGTCGGTAGTGCTTCATGGCTTCAAATACCTCACCTTTTATCTTACAATTTCCGTTACCAAAGCCGGTGTTTCTTAGCCTATTTTTTTCTATGGCCTCAGGTGACGCTTTTGCCCCTAATGAACTGCCTGCAAATTTCAAAGTGTTGTATTCTGGATTGATTTTGTCAATATAATATTGTTCTCTTTTAATTAAATCTTTTATGTCATTGATAGTTTCGAGTACATCAAAATCGAAAAAAGCTTCACCACAAGCGTCAAAATCACGTTGCATAAATAAAGAATGATGATTGCCTTTCCGTAGGTCGTTTTTGTGCTCTGCAAGTCGTGCCTTTAGATTAATGCTAGACCCGATATAGCACCTTTTATTTAAAAAGTTTGAAATTTTGTAAACCCCTGCTTTCATTTCGAAATTTTTAACAAGATACAAAGAAATCAGGCTATTTGGTGTTTTTTTTTTAAAATTTTTGTTACATTTACCCAATGGCAAACCACACAGCACACCGCGACCGAATCAAAGCAAAAGCAGAGCTTTATACCTTCCTGCATTCCGCAACTGATGATTTGCTAAACCTGCCCGGAAACAAGCGCCAGCTCAGCAAAGAACTAATACACTATGGCGTTCAATTCCTTTTCCCGGCGTACAAAACCTGTGATGAAATCGTAACCGAGTGCCTGGAGCTGTGCCGCCTTTTCCACTGCTTCCCTCCTGATGATGTCCGCTCCCTTGTGGCTCAAGCCATGGTTGATAAAGCTTTTTCCCGAATTCCACCCGAGGAGAGATAGAAACTGTGATTTTTTGGTGACAAAAAAGTTTTAAGGATTGAATTAAGGCGCTTGATTTTTCATGTAGCATCTTATTTAACGTCCGACATTTAGTGCGGGCACCGTAGTTCTTTGCTAAGAAATTAGTTAAAATAACGCATAAAAAGTAAAAATAACTAACTTCGTGTCATAATATGACCAAATGGAGGCAATTAGGAGCAAAGTAGTAGGTACCAAGGACATAGAATGGAAGCAGTTAAAGTTTCTGCAGCAGGAAGATTTCAAAGGCTGGAGCGAGTCCGCAAAGCAGCGCCTCCGGCAAAGCGTTATTGGCAATAAGTTTACCCAGCCGTTTTATGTATGGCAGGACATGGATGGCCCGGTGTGGTGCCTCGACGGCCGCCACCGGTATCTCATCTTAATGGAGCTCGTAGCCGAGGGCTTTTCAGTTCCGGAACAATTGCCCGCGACTTTCATTGACTGCATGAATAAAAAGGAGGCAGCGGAACTCGTGCTGCAGTACTCCTCAATTTATGCCCGAGTAAGGGAGGAGGGTCTGCTGGACTTTATGCAAGCCTTCGAGCTCGACTTCGAAGCCATGAAAATGAAAATTGACCTCCCGGACTTCGACATGATGGAGTTTGAGCTCGGCATGAAAGGCCCCGACGAAGCCAGTATTGAGGAAGCCAAACGGAGCCTGCAGGATGACTTCATTGTGCCGCCATTCTCGGTACTAGATACCCGGCAGGGCTATTGGCAGGACCGCAGGGCCATGTGGGATAAATTGTTGCCTGACAGCCAGGAAACCCGGGAAGACGTCGAGCTGATGGCTGACAGTGCCCAAAATAGCGAGGTCTATGAACTCCGCAATAAGATGCGGGCTTTGCTTGGCCGCGACCCCAGCTGGGAGGAAATCCTGGAGGAAGCCAAGCGGAAGGGCATGAGCCTTTACAAGGGTGCCAGCATCTTCGACCCCGTGTTGTGTGAAATCGCATACCGGTGGTTCAATTTACCCGGAGGGAATATCCTCGACCCCTTTGCCGGTGGCAGCGTGAGGGGTATAACAGCCGGGCTGCTGGGTATGGGATATTTAGGGGTAGATTTAAGGGCCGACCAAGTTGAAGTCAACAGAAAGCATGCGAAATTGATTGAAAAGGCCCAGGACAGGGAGCTATCAGTTTATTGGAAGGAAGGAGATAGTAATAAGGTGCTGGATGCAATCCAGGGGAGTTATGACTTCATTTTCTCCTGCCCACCATACCATGACCTGGAACAATATAGCGATGATCCAGCAGACCTGAGCAATATGAGTTACGAAGAATTCAGGGACATATACTCTTCCATCATCCGCAAAGCCGTTGCCCGGCTAAAGGAAAACCGCTTTGCCTGCTTCGTAGTAACGGAGATCAGAGGGAAGGAGGGATTTAATAAAGGTTTTGTGGCCGATACCGTGGCAGCTTTCGAAGACGCTGGGGCAAAGTTTTACAACGATGCGGTGCTGATTAATCAGATCGGCAGCGGTGCCATCAGGGCCAGGCGGATGTTTGAAACCAACAGAAAGCTTTGCCGGACGCATCAAAACGTGTTGGTTTTCTTTAAAGGTGATTGGAAAAAAGTAAAGGAACTTTTCCCAAAAATTGAAGTAAGCGAAGAAATGTTTAACCCTGCGTAAGGAGCGCAGTATTTGATATGGAAAATTTAAATTTTGGCCAGGCTATTGAAGCCGTAAAAGCCGGTAAATTGGTAGCAAGAAGTGGGTGGAATGGTAAAGGTATGTTTGTGTTTATGAGGCCAGCCGATGTATTACCACTAAAAATGGTAGTGCAACAGGTTAAATCATTACCCCAAGCAGTAAAGGATTATTTCCATTTTAATTGCAACAATGCTGATGGGGAACCTATACCTCTTGACAATGGAGCGCCTGTAAAGTTTACTGCGTATTTGTGCATGAAAGCTGCCGATGGGTCAATCGTTAATGGTTGGCTTGCAAGTCAAACCGATATGCTTGCTGAGGACTGGCAAATACTTGAAAATAGTTAAAAGAAAGTTGCGTATTGACTTGATAAGGTCGTTATGTCTCCCCAATATTGCATTACAAAAAATAACAATATGGGCGCAATTGAAATCAAAGTAGGGGACATGATTGAGTTTGAAAAGCTGGTTCCCGGCAAAGGGTTTACAACTATCAAGTCGGAGGTTGTAAAGGTGGATGAGACAAAATTCACCCTTCAAAGTGGCGATGTTTTTCACCTCTGGAGGAGGATTAATTAAGCAAAAAGTGGTGGTTAACTATTAATAATAAACTTTCAAAAAGCCTTGATTAACCACCACTAGCTTTCTATCATTGCCTTATAACAATTCAAACGCAACACAATGAACACAACGGAAAAACTACAGAAAGCGCTTGACCTGATGAAGGAAGCAGAGCAGCTGGTGAACGAAGCCAAAGAGGAAAACAAGTCACTAAAGAGCTACTACGGCTATAGCCTGTTAATCGTTGCTCAGGAGCTTAACAAGTTCAGCGACAACAGTAACTACTACATGACCAGAGACACCAACCTGCAGGAAATGATTGAGAGCGAAGGAAGCAAGTGGTTCGAAGATGGCCAAGACAGAGAAGAGGATGAAGATTAACAACAACCCCAGCGGCTTACCAACCGGCAGGCCGCTGGGATTTTAAATAACTGGCCAAGTGCGGACAGCGCATAGCGCAAGGTGCCCCGAGAGCCATCCAGGAGTTTATACTACATTTTCTCCTACAGCTGAGGCTGTAGTCTTTTGAGAGGTTTTACCTGGTTAAAAAACAAAACGCTTTGAAAAGAACGGTGGTACCGAAAGGTGACCACCGTACCGGTTAATAGGGAAACAATATTTTTGCCGGCTTAAACAGGCCGGATATGAACGAAGAAGAAAAACTTAAGGTTATGGCAGCTACAATCGAAAACGTAAAGGACTTGCTTACAAAAAGGCTCAACCACCGCATTACCATGCTGGATACCTTGGCAACAAGCCCCATGGATGGCCTACCGGAAAAGGTGCAGGAGCTCAGGGAACGCGAAGCGGAGAAAACCCGGGCAGTCATCAATGAGCAAAAAGACATCATCGAACTACTTAACATGCTTTTCCCCAAGACATAATGGCACTACTCGACAAAACAGAAATGGAAAAACGGGTTCGCCTTGTCCAGGAGTGGATTATTGATGATTGGCCAGAAGCCGATATCCGGGCCAATATCGTAAAGACGTGGAAGGTGAGCGAAAGGCAAGCCAGGCGATACATTCAGCAAGCAAGGCAACGCTGGATGCAGAAGTCCGACCAGGCTCTGGAGGAAAAGCGTGTACTTCGAATTGAGGCACTCAAAAAGCTTAAGCGGTCACTAAAGGAACAATTCAAAGGAACACCCGAAGGCATCAAGGCCATCCTTGCTGTGGAGGACAGAATCATTAAGTTGGAAAGCCTTGACCCCGCAATTAAACTGGAGCATACCGGTAAAGGCGGTGGCCCAATACAGCAGGAAACCACCCATCGGGTGATATTCGAAGACTATGGTGCATGAGGTACGATCTCGCTTCAACCGTATTTATAAACCGGTTTTTACTACAAAGGCCCGGTATATCTGCGTTTGGGGTGGCCGTGCCCGGGGTGGCTCCCACTTCGCTACAGATTACTTTCTGTATCGAATGACACAGCCTGAGTACTTCCGTGGTGTCATCATGCGCTCGGTGTACTCAGATATCAAAGACAGCCTTTACCAGGACTGGAAGGACAGGCTGGAGAGCAGCGATTTTCCCGAAGAAGACTTTGCCATCACTGACAGTAAGAAGTCCGCCATTTATAAGCCCACCGGCAATGGCTTCATAGCCAAGGGCTTTAAGAAGTCCAGCGGCAGCCAGTCCGCAAAGCTTAAATCCTTAGCCGGTATTACCCACATCATCATCGAGGAGGCCGAGGAAGTTGATGAAGAAGACTTCAATAAGCTCGATGACTCCATCCGGACCAATAAGGTGGAGAACATTCAAATCATCCTGCTTTTTAACCCGCCCAGCAAAAACCACTGGCTGATGAAGCGGTTCTTCAATCTCGAGGACTGCGGGCTGTTTGATGACCAGGGCAAGCCATTACCATATTATAAAGCCCATCCAAAGCAGATCCCCGAGCTGTTGGCAATCCACAGTACATATGAGCAGAACCTAAAGAACCTCAACGACAAAACCATCAATAAGTACCGGGCCTATGGCAACCCTGCCAGCAATTTCTACAATCCGGAGAAATACTACATTGACGTCTTGGGCCTCGTACCGGAAGGCGCCAAGGGCAGAATTTACCGGGGTTGGAAAGCCATCAGCAGGGCATTCTTCGAGAGCCTGCCATACCAGAGCTATTACGGCCTGGACTTTGGATATAGTGAAGACCCCGTTGCCTTGATTGAAATTAAAAGCCATAACAACCGCAACTTTTACCGGGAGGTAATTTATGAAGTAGGGCTTACGAACCCCGGCCTTGCTGATTTGATGCGGGTCCGGGGTGTAAGCCGCAAGGCGCCCATATATGCCGATAGCAGCGAGCCGAAAAGCATAAAGGAGCTCAAAGATTTGGGATTCAATGTTTTACCGGCAGAAAAGGGACCCGACAGCGTGCTCTATGGTATAAAGCAAATCAGTGCCATGGAGAACTACATCACGGAGGACAGTAAGAATATTTGGTTCGAAAACCAGGAGTACAAATGGCAGCTCGATGCCAATAAGGAACCCACCAACGTACCCAAGGATAAGAACAACCACGCAAAAGATGGTATCAGGTATGGCGTTACTACCCACCGGCAGCTGAAGCGGAAGCGCAAAATGGTCGTTGCCGGAGGTGGTCAGGAAGAAAGGCCTGGAAAAAAAAGTATGCTGGATTGGGTGTAGTGTATTAATTTAGCAAAAAAAATCTATGAAAAACCTTATAATCAATTACGAAGGTCGTTCAGTGCTGGTTAATTTAGTAAGAAGTTTGCCCGAAGAGGGTTCAGATATGGATCCAAGATTTTATAGAAAAATTTGTGTGGAGCCTATTTTAACTTTAAATACCTCTTTTTTTTGTTATTATAGTAGTTTTAATATAGGAGTTAAATCCGTACCTAAGCATATAGATACTAAGTTGGTTCATGCAATCGAAGCAGAACTTAATGATAATCCCCAGAATGCATGGGCAAGAAATTTAAATAACCATTCCCTTGAATCAATTTTTCCTATACCTGATTTAGATATAGATACTGACTTAGTATTAAAATTTGATTTCGGTTTTGATGTTGTTTCCCAATCAGATATCCTTTATGATAGAAAAAACATTATATCAATCTTTAAGAATGTCGAGAGGGTTTTATCGAAATCCCCATCTGGATATTTTATTCCAATGGAGCATTTTGAAGATATTTATTGTAAAATGTTGGAAGGTTGGCTTCTTTACCTACAAGATGGGAGCAGAAATCATGTAGTAAATGATTTTCCGAAAAGGGACTTCAATGTTCTTAAAAGTGAAATTCATAAACTATATAGCGATCTGTACCTAAGTATACATTAATCTCATTCTTTAGGTTTTAATCCCTTCCTATCTGTATACCAACCAGCAATGACAAGGGTTTCGAAGGATTTGGGAGCAAAAATGGGAGCAAATTATAAAAAATTACATATTTGATTTACCTAAAGAAAAAAGGTACCGCTTGGGTACCTCCGGATTATCTTTACTTTAAAAGCCTTGCTTTTTGTTCCCTGAATTCATCTTCCGTTAAAATTCCTCTTTGCATAAGGTCGAAAAGTTTTTCGAGTTGCTCCGGGATTGAGGGCCCTTGATTCTGTGAAGGTGGCTGGCTTGCTGCCGATAAGGCTTCTTTTGAAGCCTTATTATATATTACCTCCTGTAAGATTTTCACAAATTTCTCTGCTTCAATTTTATTGAGGTATTCTATTGTAGCTTTATTTGAGCCAGCTCTTACCTCGACCGAAGCATTCAAAATACCCATCCTAGAGGAAGCGGAGGATATATTTTCTATAGCATATTCTTCCTTAGTGGTTGTACCTAAAATTGTTTTTCGGTAAAATATAAGCCTTCGATCGGTGCAAATAACTACTCCATTTCCATTAATGGACCGGCCCATTACATCTTTAAGGAGTCCTTCAATTATCGCCTTTAAATTTTCCCCAGGTAGCAGCAATGTATTAAGCGATTTAAATTCCGGAATTGATTGAATAGGTTTAAATCCGTATGAGTTTGCAAATTTTTGTACGTCTTCAAAGGTTGCCATTTTATAAGATTTTGGGTGCTAATATATGGATTACCTTGATTCCGATTATTTGATTCTGGTATTCTGACTTTAAAATTAGACTTTTCTAGTAAAATACTTGCAACCTTACAAATGCACAATCCGTTGATAATCAATATATCGACGTAAAAAATTTGCAACATTGCAAGTATTATAGTTTAACCCAGGACTTCTTTGGGCAATTCTTTTATAATTTTAAAAACCAGTATGTATTGACTATCGCCATAGATATCTCCCTTTCTTAGACAAACGGGCTGGCCACTATGGTCTACAGTATTAAAATAAGGGCCCGTCACTACATTCTGAGTAAATATGTATTTTATATCGATAACCTCAACATTGTTTTCTGCAAGAAAGGCCTCAATTCCTGCTGTGTTTCGAAATACCTTAATTTGATGATGCATGATAAATTTATTAACTTGGTTTAAAAATGGCTCCCCTACACCTTCTGCAAATACTCAAAGGCCTCATCCCTCGCCACTGGCTGGTAACCCATCTTCTTATATGCCTGGGCGAGATGGAAGCGGGCCTTTAGCCGCAGGCAGGCCTTCGGGTACCTCCGCTCAATGAATGCCATCATGCCGGAAAATATGCCGGCTCCCCTGAATTCAGGGTTAACACAAACCCGGTCGATGTAGACATGATTACGTTTGTTGCTGATGTGCCTTAGCCGGGCATAACCGGCAACCCGGCCGCTTACCCTTACTACTAAATGCATTGACATGGTGTCATACATGCGCTCCTCCTCAGTTGCAAGGTGTAAGTGAGGGAAGCAGACCAGTTTAAGGTCGTTGATTTCGTTTACCGGTGCTGCCTCCCAGGTGTGGTATAGTGTGCGTGTGGTCATTAGATAAGGTTTCCTTTAATGTACTCAAAACAATCTGTGATACTTTCCTTGCTTCCGCTTTTCCACCGAATTACGAAGTGGTCATCCAATACATCCTCCTCTGATGCATGGCTTTCTATCCTAAAATCCCTGGGGTGTCTCGGGTTGTTTTGCAGCCATTCCATAAATAGCATTGGCCCGAGGGAATGCTTGGGAAAGGTCATTACCCAGCCTGAGGCGTAGTTTAATTGTGCTTTCATAAAGTAATTTTTATGGCCTGAGGCCGAAACCCCAGGCCGGTTTTAGAAAAGATTTGGTATTAGTAATCAATCATTTTCGACATCCTCGCTTGATTCACATGGGGAGCATTCTCCCCAAAGCTTATTTGCCAGTTCCAAGTTCTTTTGCGCCTCATTCACAGCTTTTTTGGCATAGGTAAGGCTGTAGGAATGGCTCCGCAGCTCGGGGTTATCCTTTAGCCGCTGGTGCTCAGCCTGGGCTTGCTCCAGCCTAAAGGCATAGTACTCCAGGCTTTCCGGCATGCTCAGGTTTATGTCATTGGCTTTGTTTTCCCAATATGCTGCCCTGCTCTCGTAGCCCTCAGCCTTTTTGCTGAATTTCACGCTCTTACCCATCCGGTTCCAGTTGCGATCTATCAGGGCCCTGTGGCGTTTCTCACTGTGGTGGCCGATCTTGATGGGCTCTGCCAACCGCAGGAACTCCTTGCCCTCGTTGGAGGCTTCGTAGTATTGGTTGCTCTTTGCCTCTGCAGTGGCGGCAAAGCCTTGGAGGCGCTCTGCTTTCCGGCGTGCCCATTCCTGCCGGTCGAAGCCATCGGCACGGGTGATGGAGTAGTAATAGTAGCCATCCTTCTGGTAGATGAGATTATGGACTATGCACTCATTTTCCTTGCCGTACTTAGTGGTTACTTCGATTACTTCGCCTTTTTCATAGGCCTGCTCGCACTTCGCGAGGAATACATTTGGTACGTACTTGCTGTAGGTGTTCATATGATAAATGGAAATTTATGCCTCTCACATTTTGATATGTGAGAGGCTGTAGATTAAAGACTTATTTTTTTACAGTGGTCAACGGCTTCCCGAAGTTGAGATATACTTAATTCATCAATCCCTTCCTCAACTATCGCCATGATCGTATCTATTAGAATTTGATTTTGTTTTTTTAAAAGGCTGATTTCTTGAATTCTTGCCTTAATGGAGTTTTCTTGCAGCCACTCATTGGGTACGTTTTTACAAGCGTTTACGCAGGCAACGATGCGGGCTGCGTTGGCTTCATTGTCAACTGCGTTATCCCAACTATTCATTGACGCAATCCAATAGTTTTGTTTTTTCGATCGAATAGTTTTGCTCCCTTCCTGATAAATCCAAGGCTCCGATGTGTGTTTCATCTCACTCATAAAAAAGTTATTTATGCCCCAGCCGAAGCCGGGGCGATGATTAAATGATTTCTGTTTTTATAATGGTGGGTTCGTACAGCTTGCAGTGCTCGGGATGCTGCTGCTTTATGATTTGCACGCTCCAGAGATTTATAAAGAAGGTCCTGATGTCCAGGTCAGACCGTTCTATCAACTCCAGCTTTGTTTTATCAGTCAGTTCGTAGCTGAACTGATAGGGGGCCTGTATTACATTAGGTATTTTGCTACTCCAGGTTACCCTTACTTTAATCGTGTTTGGCGTTGGCGTTTGCATTTGTGGTTCTTTTTAATGCTCCCGGCTTTTACACCGGGAGCGGTTAGAAAATTAATGTTCGGTTACAATTGCCCAGCGTTTGTTCTCCATGCTGGTGTGCTGCCCCATCTTGAATTCATTGCTGCGATGAATCCAGATGTGGCTACCTCCGCAACCCACTATCATGTTGAGGTCGAAGCTGCCAACCAAGGTTCTGATTGCGGGTGCCGCCTTTCTGCAATCCGGTTCGCCGTACTTGTTTGCGAATGAGGCGTTGTCCAGTAACGCCTTAATGCTCTCTGCCAGCTTGGCTTCGCTGTCGCTGGCGAAGGGCTGTTCAAATGTGATTTTTGCCATTTTTTGTCGTTTGAATTGTATGCTGCAAATATAAATTGATTTAGTAAAAAAAACGAATAAATAGTAAAAAAAACTTTTACCCTTACCTTTGAATTCCAATCAGTCGATATTCAATTTTTCTCATCTAAAAAAAATGCCTATGACACAGGAATCACCATCACAGGAAGGTTTGAAAACCCTTGCTACTAAACTTCAGGACATACATGACAATGCCGATAAAATCGCCAGCCATCCCGATAACCAGTTTATTATCACAGGGGTAAAGGCTGCACTTAGAAAACTGCTTAACAAGCTCAATTTTCTTGCCGGTATTACGCACTCAACTGAGTTCAAACCGTTGCCACCTATAATCATAGGCGAACAGCATGCACCTATCGACCACAACATTGACCGTGATGAAAAGCAGCTCTTTCTTCATAAAGTAGAACAGCTTTACCTCAACATAATAACCATTGACCCCAGTGGGCTTCTTACCGATGTCAGGCTGCCTGAGGACGAAATGGTATTGCGTGGTGTTGCCAAAAAGGCCGGCCTTGAAAACTTTGAGGACGCCGAGCTTACCGTTGAATTCGTTGAGGCTATTCAGGAAGCCGTAAGGGAAAATGAAGCAACGCAACGCGAAGCCCTGGAATTAGAGGAACGCATAAAGGCAGAGGCCGAAAAGGTAAATATCAAAGGTCAGGACGGCGTTATCCTGCGGGATGAATTCGAAGAAAACTTCTTGGATGAATTCGAAGAGGAAGAATTCGAAGAAGGCGAGTATACCCCACTTACTGAATCAGAAAGGGCTGCTGCCGATGCAATATTTCGTAACTCCTTGAAAGCAGCAGTGGCCGCTACCGAAAAAAATGCTCAACAGGAGCAACAAGCCACGCCGGTCAACAAACCGCAGGAAAAAGTCAAGCCAGGACCTAAACCTAAACCAAAGCCTTAGTCATGCGTGTAGTCATCAACGGTAAACATCTTGTACTGCCCAGCTGCCTCAGGGATATCACCCTGGGGCAGCGTATTGATTTCTATAATCAGTACGGTCGCAACCTTGACGAAAAGGTCAAAGCGGTTCTCGCCATGCCTGATGGTATCGAAAAAGAGTTAGAAGTATCAGAGCTGCAGTTTGAGAAAATGTTTTGCGTTTTCGCTTTTTTTACCGGTACCACACCCGAGGCATTGAAGCAAAGCCAGTACATTGATGACATTGCCAATATCTATTTTTCAAGCCTTGCGGTATTGATGCATGACGAGGAAACCATTGAACCTCAGCAACAATTCTTTTGGAAGGACTGCGAGTGGGAGCTACACCCACCGGAGCTGCAACATGGCAGTAAAATGGCTTTTGGAGAATTCATTGACAGCAAGCAGATGATTAAGGACATGGCTGACCTCGGTGCCGGTAAATGGGAGGCAATGCAAAAGCTGGCTGCAATCTATTTACGAAAAAAAGGTGAACCCTATCAGGAATCCTTTCTTTACCCCAATAGTGAAAGGCTGGCCATGATGTTGGAGTTGCCAATGGATATCGCCCTTCAGGTCGCTTTTTTTTTGACCGCTTCTGTGCATTTGTACATGAAAACTTCCCCGTCTTTTTCCCAAGCCGCGGGCCAAAAGCAGGTAAATACAGCCAGCAACATTTCGACCGCTTCGGCTGGATTAATTTCCTCAAGACCATTGCCAAAACCAAGGTATTCGACATCCCCAGCAGCGGGCTAAACAGTATCGAAAGCGCCAGGCAGGCCAGGGCCTTCGATGTCCTCCTTTATGCCTCGGAGGAAAAAGAACTCGGCGAAGCCCAAGCCCTGGATCAGGAAGCAGAAATTATAAAACAACGTTCAAATCAAAAATCAAAAAGATGAAATCAGGGTTAAGAAAATTGGCCGCTTTTATGGGTTTAATTGCTTTGGCTGGGGCACCCTCAGCACAGGCCAATCAGGCTTCTATGGGTGTAGTCGACACAGCTACAAAAGTGATCTCAAATAGGCCAGCTGTAAAACATGAACGCAAAATGTTAAATGCCAACCGCAGCCTTTGGAAGCCGTCAAAGTGGGTTATGGGCAACCAACGCCAAAACCGAAAGCATTGGAGGCAATGCCCTTGGAGCAGGCCAGCTAAGAACCGGAAATGAAATTGCATGCCGGACATATAGAATCTGCCGTTGTCGCCCTGTTAGATTACCGGGTTTATACCATTGTGCCCAATGTAAGCTTTGGTTGGAACCTGCGACACGAAGCCGATCTTATCTACGTAAATCGGGATATGTACGTCACCGAAGTTGAAATCAAAATTAGTGCATCCGACCTCAGGGCTGATTTTAAAAAAGGACACCGCCACGAAAGCAAAAGAATTCATCGCCTGGTTTATGCCGTGCCCGAAAACCTTATTGATTTGGCAAAGACACTTTGCCCAAAGCATACCGGACTGATTGCAGTAAGGCAGGGCAAGACCGGTTTCAGAGCCGAATGGGTAAGGATAAGTAAGAAGAACGGCAACCCTGCTATTACCCTATCCCAATATGCTGAATTACTCCGGCTCGGATGCATGAGGATATGGAGCCTAAAACACCATAACAATAACAAGTCATTTAGTACTCACTCACAAATAAAATCTACATCATGATTGCAGAAAAATTCAATCAAGAATTTGCAAAGGACCTCAGGTCACAGTTTTTACCCCTTGATTATGTCTCCGGTTTTTGGAGGGATAATGCAGTGGCGATGCTTCAAACCGTTTCGCCCTCAACGCTGGGTATAGGTATAAAAGACTTTGACCTGCTTTATCAAAAATTGCTGTTGGCGAAAAACCAGCTGTCGCTTTTTGAATTCGCTGTTTGTAACAACCTGCTGGAAAACCAAAGCAAGAAAAGCCTGGACATCAGCATGTCGGAATACATAAGGCTACAGCACGAAGTAATTCGCTTGGCCGAGGACTGGACAGCGAGAACACAGGTTATTCGTGTAAGCGTACAGAAACGCATTAACGAAGAAGAAAAAATTAGAGCCAGTTTAGCACAGGCCAGTATTCAACCCATTTCGGCGCAGGCATAATGCAGCACTACGGTACGATATACAATGTTTTTAAAGCGGTGCTCAATGGCAGCCAAACCTTTGGGGGGCGACTGTTTTGGGCACCGCAAAATGGGCTTGAGTTAAATACCGATAGCCTGTCACAGGTTTTCAGCGAAAACGCTATTGAGAAGCGGTATCCACTCGTTCTCCTTCTTCCACCGAGGGGCACCGGCAGTAACGAAAGCCGGAAAGCCAACTGGGAGGAACTTAATATCACGATGTTCTTCCTTACCACAACGTATTACGACGGACAACAGGTGGCACGCCGAAACCCCAAAACCGGAACATCGCAGCGGCCGGTGACCGAGGACTGGGACCGAATGAAAGCCGCGAGTGCTGATTTCTTTAAAGCTCTCAAACTCTTGCACGATCGGGAGCGCCTCTTTGAGGACACCATGCAGCTGCCCGAAACCAAGTATTTCACCGTACCGGTTTCCTTCGTTGGCATCGATAGGGTATCAGGTGTAAGAGCTGATTTCAGGGCACGAATAATGCAGCCCTGTGAAATACGGGATTACGATATCGATAACCTTCCAAAATTTAAAAACAATGACTGCTAATAGCTGCCACTTGCCACCTGAGGTCTTAGAGGCTGCCTTGGGAACTGATGTAAAAGAAGAAAAGCAAATCAAATCGGCTAATGAATTGCCTCCGGAAAAGGTTGAAGCCATGCAAAAAATGGCCCGGCAATTGAAGACAAAGCATCCCCACATGAAAACCGAAAGAATCATGCGTAAGGTTGCGGAAAAGTTCAAAATAAAACTAGTATGAGCAATACCGATATAGCAAATCTGATACCTCAGTCATATCGTAAAGAGATATTAGACCTGAAGATGATTGATACTGCACAGGCCGTGCACAGCGATGAAAGTATGCATTACTTGTTTACCGTCTGGGAAAACTATGTTGAACCCGGGTTGGCAATGGATTGCGGCCTTTGCATTTCCAGGGTTCTAAATAACTTCAAGCAATTGAAGCCCGTGTTTATCGAACTCGAAAGAAAAAAGCAGCTCCTCGATGCAATCAATTGAAACCATATATCGCGGGGCCCAAAAGATTATTGAGGCCGGTATTCGGAAGGAGAGCCGCGACCAGGGCCACTACCTCACCGGGGCAATGGAGGAAAGTCTTGACGCCGAAAACCGAAAGGAGAAAGGAGCAGATATCCTCGAGGGAGTTGCCGTTAAATACACGGAGTACGTCAACCAGGGCCTGCCAAAGGAATCAGCCAGCTTTAAGCAATTCCCTTTTTTAGTGGAATACTTCAAGCTCCGGGGATTGCAGGAGGAAGAAGCCAAGCGAGCTGCAGCAGCCACAATAAGGGTATGGCAAAAGGAGGGAATGCCAACGAAAGCAAGTAGCCGGTTTAGTAAAAATAAGAAGCGGCAGGAAATGATTGAAGACGCAATTAAGAAAGTGAGCGAAAGGCTTAATGCCTACATGAGCAAAAGTTTTGACAACGCCATACATAAGGAATACATCAAAGAAAAAAGCGAAACTATTTAATGGCAATAACAGCAATCATAGAGCAACCCACATCCAATAGCCTACATGCAGCCTACAGGCCTGTATTGCTTACTGCAGTTGACGAAAGCGCAGTGACGCCAGCCGTACTGTATTGCGATATCTATTTCAATGGGATCTTTTACCGAACCATATCGAAGACAGCGTTTAGAAAGAAGGAAGGTGAGCGCAGTGAGTGGGTGTTCGACATCCAAGATGCGGCTCAGGAATTCCTGAAGCCGTTCTTAGCGCAAAACGGTAGCCCTGAGATCATCTTTGCCCAAGGGCCCCTGCTTAGGGCTTTTTGTCGGTTTAGAACCAGCAATTATGATTCCAACGGCTTCATTATTCCCGAGGGTGTTGTGCCGGTGCAGGCCACGGGCAGTAATCCGGCCACCGCTGGTACCGGATTCGAATCAAATGCTTTCTTCGTATTAAATGCTGTACTACAGCACGAAGACAATCAAAACCTTGCCGCCAACCTGACGACTTATCGCACCGGCACCTGGGCAAATAACTGTTTACCGGCAACCCGCAGGCCAAATCAGGTAATCAATCAGGATCAAAGCGATTACTTCCCGGTTTTGCTGCCCGATGACATTTGCTTAGGAACGCTGCAATTACACTACAGGCCAATCAATTCATCAGAATATCTTGTGGCCAGTGCCAATATAACCGAGGTATGTACTGATACCATTACGTCGATAACCGTTAAACAGTTACCGATATCAACAAACGTTTTAGTTACCTGGGTGTCCGTTGGTGCTACGAACTTTTTTCAATACCGTGTCGATGGTGGCGTTTGGCTTCAGGTCACCGGTAAGTCCGTAACCATTAATAACCTCAGTCCGGGAATACACAACATTGAGGTAGAGCCGGTTTGCAGCTGTGCAACCGGTACCGGGCTAATTAAATCATTTACGGTGATGCCGCTGTCGAGCCTGTGCAACTCAGTGGTTACAATTGGTTCCATTACCCAAACCGGCAACCGGCAGGTAACTATACAATTTAGCAGTACGGGTTCGGCCACCAACTTTAGGTATCGCATAAATGGGGGCAGCAATGTGTTGACATCAGCCACTACTATTGTCTTGGATGACCTCGGCTTTGGGGAATTTACAATTGTTATTGAGCCTGTTTGTAGTGATCAGCAAATTGGCCAAGGTGATGAACAGCAGTTTACCGTGGTAAATCAATCCGGGCCTCAAATCTATAGTTATCAAGTAAGGCTTAGCAATCAGGCTCAGGCACATTGTAGTGAGTCCGCAACAACGGTTTACAGCACATCGGCAACCTTTGAAACCGGTATGGTTCTTTATCCAAACGAGGACCTCAATCAGCCCGTGCTTGGCTTCAATTTCGTAAGCGATACCGGATTTACAGCCGGGCCAATTTATATCCTTGATAGCAGCACGGGTACAGTTGGTAATCAAACCGAATTTATTTGTTAATGAAACTTATCTACATACCATCGGGGCCAAAGAATTTAAAGGCGCTTTTTCCCGCAATCAATTTTGATGAAGTAGGCGAATACTTTATTCAACTCAGGAATGCAATACCTGCTACCATTGCGACCACGGTAAACTACGCCGTTGGTAAGCCCTGCGAAGACCTCAGGATTCATTTCCTCAGTGGATGCGGTACCATTGATGGCCTCAATTTTCACGAAGTCAGGGTTATGAATCAGCAGAGCTCCGAGCGTTGGAGGCGGTCGCCATCGGCTCCGGTTTCTAAGCCTGAGCATGCCGTCATGAGGTTTAATGTTGATTCCAATGATACCTATTCTGCGGTTTCTGATTTCTATCCGGAGTCAGCAATGCCCTGGATTGAGGAATTGTTTCTATCGCCTCGGGCCTGGATAGAGCATAAAGGCATTCAGGGCCAGCCCGATTCCTATTTGCCAATTGTTATCTCCGATACCGATTTTGAAAAGCTGAAAGCCGAGGACAGATACATATACAGGGTAGGTATTGAATTCACACTTTCACATTCTAAGTTCACACTGAGGTAATGCCAAAGTCTCGTTACATAAGGATAGTTGTTGATGACACCGAGGTTGACCTGCCGGAGGAAAACATCGCGGTATCAATCAATTACAAACTCGAGGACGCCAGCGACTTTCAAAAAAAGAAGTCGAGCGAAAGCCTGGGTATTGGCTTGCCTGCTACAGCAGTAAATGACCAAGTCTTTAACGCATACCATAACCCCGCAAACGAAGACCTTACGCCGGAAAAAATTTATTCCAATTTTAGAAAGGCTCTCATCGAGGCTAACGGCCAGGAGCTACTCGTTGGTAAAGCATTCCTGAAAGAAGCTAGTCATAACTGGCGGCCACTTGGTTATGAAGTAGATTTTTTTGGCAACAACGCAGACTGGAAAATCGACCTCGAGGAAACCACCTTATACGATATTCTTAAAGACATAAACTTAGTCTTTGATAAAGCCACGATAGTAGCCAGCTGGGCCTATGATGGCAGAGATATCAGTCTACCCTATGTGTTTGCTCCTGTGCGGTACCGCGATGCCTTTGCGGCAAATGATACCGATGTAGCCGTTGACTACATGAGGCCTTCGATATCGCCCTGGTATTGCCTGTTTCAGGGCTTTAAAAAGGCCGGCTATCGAATACAGAGCCAATTCCTTGATACCGACTTCTTCCGCAGGCTGGTGATGCCGTGGACATGGGGTAATTTTCAATTCAGCGAAGGCACGCAATTGGATGAACTCGATTTTCTTGCCAAATCAGTAAATGAGTTCAATAGATCAGGTATTTCCCGGACGGAGTACATCGATGCAGACGTAAGCAATGACAGCACTGCCGGTGGCTTTGATAACAACGGCAGCTATGATTACGATGTTGCCAACAAGGCCATGCGGTGGACATATCTGCCGGCTTATAACTTCGGAACCATTGAGGCCGGGTTTTTTATAAGCATTTTTTTAGAAACAGAGGTCAACTCCAATTCCGATATGCATCTCTGGGTGCGGTGGTTTAAAAACGGTACCCAAATAGCGGAAACCTCGCTTAAATCACTGAGTGCTCCTCCGGGTTTGGTAAACAAGCGCAGATTTTACGGCAGCGTTGAAGACTGGCAGCTTATTTCAGCTGATCCCGGCGACGTTATTACTGCCCGGCTATGGCTACGGACTTTCGATAGTAACCTCGGCCGTGCAAGGGTAAAGCTGAGGGTTGATGAATTCAGTATTGCTTACTTCCGGATACCGGTTGGTGGCCGTATAGATTTTAAAAACTATCCTGCCTTTAAAAAATACAAATGGCTTGACTTGCTAAGAGGCATTATTGATGAATTCAATATCATACCTCAAACCGATAGCATCAACAAAGTAGTTGTACTGGAGCCTCAACATCCCTACTTACTACCGGGCGAAACGGTGCCAAGACCAGGGTACTTCAATGGTGATTTTGTCGATTGGCAGGATAAGCAGGATTTTCTTAAGACATCGAAGCTTTCAATTTTCAGCGACCACGAACGGGAGATGATTTTGAATTATAAAGAAGACGGCAACGATGGCTTGGTAAAGAAACTCAGGGATAGATATAGCTCAGAATTGGCCACGGCAAAATATGTTTTTCCATCAAGGTTTAAGGCAGGTAAGCGTGAGGCCACCAATAGGTTCTTTTCGCCTATGGTGCACTACGACGCCGTGCAGTGGCAAGGCATTACTGGAGAAGCCCCACAGCTGCCGGTAATAATTCCGGAAAACATCAGCAATACAAGCCGGGATGAAGCACAGAACACCTTTGCGCCAAAGCTGGCGTACTACAAGGGCAATGTTTCCGGTTTTGGTGGCTGGCGTTTCGATGGCCAGGACTACACCACCCTTCCTTTCATGTTTGCCGTAAACTATAAACCCGGTGGCGAAAACGATCCCGTGCTTTCCTACAGCGATGAACGCATAGGTACCGGTCCCGGGGCCCTTCGTGCTGCGGGCTTATTGAAAAAGTTCTACCTGCAGCGGTTTGCCATTACGAGGAATGGCCAGCATTACGACACCTTTTTTTACCTCAACAATAACGATGCCTGTAATTGGTTTCATCGCGAACACATTATTGCCAGGGGGCAACGCTGGGAGCTAATAGAAATTAATGACTACAGGCCTTTAGAGGAGAAAACTACAAACACTGTTTTACGCAAATGGGTGCCCATCATGCAGGAAGATGACCGGGCTTGTTATCCCTCCCCTGCATCTATTCTAATCGATACCACAGAGGGTGAATTCGATGTAAAGTATGTACCGTTAAAAGTTTTATCATCAGATATACCTACAAGCAATGAGTGATCAGGTAACAAAAATCTACGAACTCCGGACGCTGGGTTATGGCGAAATAAATAAAGAGCTTCAGGACATCGCCAAACGGTTTCAGGAAATCAAAAAAGCGAAGCAAGAAGCCGGTAAGGTTAGCGGTACCGGTACGCAAAAAACCGAGTCCGAGGAAATCAAAAAGCAGAAAGAAGCCGTTGCTGCCCTCCGGGTAGAGGAACAAAAGCTAAAGGTTGAACGCCAGCAGCTGATGAAAGAGGCCAAGGCTTTGCAACTCGCCAGGCAGCAGGAAATAAACCAACTGAGGCAGCAGAAGGCCAGCGCTCAGGGAGCTGCGGGTAGCTATACCGCACTTTACAACGAATATAAGCAGCTTTACAAACTGGTTAAGGACAGCGACAAGGTTACACCCATTGATTTCCGGGGCCAAACGCTGCAATATGACCAAGCCATAGCCAAGTTAAAAGAACTGGCTGCCGCTGAGCAGGATTTTCGTCGGCAGTTTAGCCGCGACAGTCTCCTGGTTGGGGAATACACATCGGGTATTGTCCAGGCGTTTAAGCAGATGGGCCTTGATGACCTCGTTGGTGGGCAAATACAGAAAGCAAACGATCGTCTGGGGGCACTCGACAACGAATTCAATGATTTGCAACAGTCCTTGTCTAAAATCAGGGTTACCGGTGAGGGCAGTTTTGAGGCAATCGAAAAGCAGTTAATTGAAAACCGGAGGGAAGCCATTGCACTACAGCAGCAGGTAGGCAATCTGGAGAAAGAATTCCGCAGCGCAGGTGATGTTGGCGATAGGCTTACCGCTGCCCTTGGCCGGGGTTTTCGCGACCTCAAAGGTCAGGTTGCCCAATTTGCACTTACTTACCTCAGCCTACAGGCCCTGCTTACAACAGGGCAGCAAGCCTTTGATAACACTGTTCAGTTAGATAGCCTTGATGCCTCCCTTGAGCTCGTTAGTGGAAGCACACAGGAACTCGCAATTAATCAGGAGTTTTTAACAAGGATAACGGAACGATTAGGGGTTCAATATGTCCAAACAGCGCAAGCCTTTAAGAATTTTTATGCTGCATCAACACTTGCTGGTATTGGCGCTCAGGAAACCCGGGATATTTTCGAAGCAGCGGTGGCTTCTGCTGCAAGGCTAAAATTAAGCCAGGAAGACACGAATTCGGTATTACTTGCCTTTGGGCAAATAGCATCGAAGGGTAAGGTACAGGCCGAAGAACTCCGGGGCCAAATTGGCGAAAGAGTACCGGGTGCCTTTAGCATCGCGGCCAAAGCCATCGGGGTAACCCAGCAGCAACTAAATAAAATGCTGGAAAACGGCGAAGTCATTGCATCCGAGTTTCTACCAAAATTCGCTGCAGAACTTCAGCGCACTTTTGGAGGCAATACCACAGAAAGGGTAGAGGGGTTGCAGGCCGGTATCAACAGGCTTAAAAATCAGTTTACGGACTTAGTTCGGGAAAACCAACAAGGCCTAACAAAGTTCTTCGAATTACTCGTTGCCATCGGAGGTGGATTATTTGCCATAATCGGATTCATAACGGGTTTACCTTTCCCCATACTTATAGGTGGACTAACAGCTGCGACAACTGCACTTGCACTTTATAAAGCAGAGCAAATCAGGGCCTATGTGGCAACTCAAATAGCCAGTCAGCAAGGCCTTATTTACAACACAGTTTTATTGGCCCAAAGGGCCGCAATGTTGGCTTATTCTTTAGCTGTAAGGGCAGCAACAGCGCAAATAGTACTTTTTAACGGTGCCATCAGGGTAAGCCCTTTGGGGTTGCTTTTAACCACCTTGGGGTTAGTAATTCCGGTATTGGCTGTTTTTGCTGCCAAGGTTTCAGATGCAAGGGCCAGGTTGGATGCTTTAACAGATGTTCAAAGAAGGTCGAATCAGATATCATCGCAACAAATAGGCCGGATAGATGCACTTCGAAACATTATAAGAAGCACGGCAACCTCCATCGACACCAAGCGGAAAGCGCTTGATGAATTGATAAAGATTAATCCCGCATTTGTTTCAGCACTTGATGGACAGACCATAAGTCTAACCAAATTGGAGCAAGCCTACAGGCAGGTTACCGCAGCCATTAGGGTAAAGGCTAATGCAGAGGCAAGTGCAGCCCTTAGTGCTGAAAAAAATGCCGAGGTCATTGCGGTGTCCACCCTTCGACAAAGAATAGAACAGGAAGCAGCTCTTACGCCAAGAGGGCAGGGTGCCACTGTAGTTAGGCTTTCTGAAAACGAAAGGCAATTGGCCAATGATGTGCTTGGTGAGGCCATCCGCAATAATGGCCGTGGAGGTATTGTTTTTACCGGTAATGATTTTAAAGAAATCATTACAACCCTAAAGAAGGAGGAGGAGAAAAGGATTCGAACCTACCAGGAGTACTTAAATGTTCAGGCAAAGGCCGAGGCTGAACTGGCTGGTTTGACAGGCAAAACAACTGCTGTGGCTACACAAAGTTTTGATATCGATATCAAAGCCCTTCAGGAGCGCAAAAAGGCATTAGATGACCAAATCTCTGGTTTTCAGGGTACCAGTCAAAAATTTAATGCTTTAAAGGCAGAAAGAGCTAAGATTGATGCACAGCTGGATGATTTATTAAATGGCAGCAAGTCATCAACCCGGGGCAGCGGCCGGGCCTCGAAGTCCGAAAACCCCGAAGAGAAGCGTCGAAAGCTCATTGAGGAAGTCCTTAAGCAGCAATTGGCAGACCTCAGGCTTTCTTTCCTGAATCAGGAAATCACCGAGGAGCAATACCTCAATAATGTACTTGAGGCCAACCGGACGGCATATAGGGAAAAGCTAAACCTGGTAAAGGGCAGCAGTGCTGAGGAGCTCGCAGCCATCGCGGAACTAAAGGCAGCGCAAAAACAGCTCGAAATCGATACCAGTAATCAAATTTTTGACATCAGGGAGAAAGCAATACAGGACAGTTTTGCCCAGCGCAAAAGAGAAATTGAAGCCAACCTTACTGCAGTTGATGATGATCCCGCCACCAGCCCTTTGGCAAGGGCACAGGCCCGGCTTGATGCCGATAAGCAATTGTTGCTGCTGCAGGAACAATTCAATAAAGACATGGATGCCTTGGAGGCGCAATACAGCCGGCAATCGGTTGAAAAAGCTTTTGAAAGAGCCGAGGCCATCAAAACCATCAACCGCAATCTAAGCAAGGACCAGGTCGAAAGCCTGCAATCCCAGTTGCAAAAAATACAACAGGATGGCAGAGATGCAATTGCCCGGTTTCAGGAACAGATATCGGCGGCGAGGCTTGAGCTTTCGGGTAAAACCGGAAGGGAGAGGAGGAGAGCGGAAGCCGACCTCAATCAGGCCGAAACCCGTGGCATATTGGGTATTGAGGTCGAAAGCCTGAATAAGCAGTTACCGATTTATAAAGAGCTTGTCGACGCCAAGGTCAAAACCGATGAAGAGTACTTGCTATTAGCTAAAGACTTAAATGATAAAGCCGCACAGCTGAATGACACCACCGTTGCAAAAGTTGACGAAACCGTCGGCCGAATTCGCAGCCTTGGCGATCAGCTCCGCCAGGGCCTCAAGAACCTGTTTAATTTCCAGGAAGGCAGCCTGGAAGATGGCCTGCTTGGTGACGCCATATCGCAAAGCTATGACCTTGCCCGAGGCGCCATGAATGCCTACTATGATGCCGAAATACAGCGGATTCAGCAAAGCAAAGAGGCTAATCTCGAAAGGCTTGACCTCGAGCGAAACCAGCTGTTGGCAAGGGCCCAAAGCCGCGATGAAGAACTTGCAATCGACAAAGAATATCAGGCAAAAAAAGAGGAGGAGGAACGCAGGGCCGGTGAGCGCATCAAAAAGGTAAGGAAAGCTGAGGCCAAAGTTGCCCTTGCTACAGAATTGGCAAACATAGCCGTTGCCGCTGCGCAGAACCCCCTAAATGGTATTACCCTGGGTGCCGCTGGCATAGCGATGTATGGCATCCTTGCCGGGCTTGCTGTAGGTCGGTATGCCCTCAGGGTAAATGAAATCAATCGGGCCGAGTTTGAGTACGGTGGCCAAGTGCCCACGGAAACCGGTGGCAAAATAACGGGGCCCTCACATAGTGCCGGTGGCGTACCCTTTAATTACGAAGCCGAGGGTGGAGAGCTGGCCATCGTCCGAACCAAGAACGCAGGCCAGGGCAGGTACACCATCAGCGGTACCCATACTCAGATTGCATCGGCTTTAAACAAGCTCGGTGGCGGCCGTGATTTCTTTTCCGGGGCTAAGGTGGCCCGCTTCGAATATGGAGGCAGTTTGGGCGAAAGCCTGCAAGCTCCGGTTTTTACTCCGGCTGGCAGTACGGCACCCGGAGCCATTGGCCAAACCCTGGATATGTTCGGCGAGCTGCTGCAGCGCATCGACCAAAGCAATGCAGCAGTAAATCAAAGGATAGACAGGCTCGAAGTTGTACAAGTTACCAGTACGGTAACCAGTGCTCAAAAAAAGGCTGCAATTCAGTCAGAAATCGGAACTTTGTAGCACTATGGCATACAATGATCAATACTGGAACCGTGTAAAGGGAAATTTATTCATTGGCTTGATTATAGTCGTAATCATAGCGATTGTTGAATTGTTTAAATGGCTTTTCAATGGGTGAAAAAGTAATGACAGAACTTGATAAAAGGCTTCGGGAAATGGCCTTAACAAATTGGGATCAGTTTGTGAGCCTTATTGGTGACGACGCCGTCCTGAAGGCCAAAATCTGTATGCTCCGGAAGCAAAAAGCAAGCTACGGGCAAATCAGCATGCGGCTCGGTGTTACAGAGCGGCAGGCCCAATACGGTTGTCAGAAATGTGAGGGCTGAGGTTAGTTTAAAATCTCTTTGTTGTCTGAAGCGATGATTTCGTCCTCCCATCTTAAATAATCGCAGTACCACTGAGCTGCTTTTTCAAATACTTGCGATAAGATTTCATCGTCATCTGCTAAGCTGAAATGAAGAGCAAAAACATGCCTTTCCACGGTGTCAAAGGCATTGATGTATTCAAATTCAAAGGTCTTAGTATTATCCTTTAGGCCCAGCAGTCCTACTTCATCTACCGCTATGACCTCAATAATCGTATAGGTTCTGATATGTTGTATAACAGTTCTACCTTCTAAACTATCGCCTTGATGCGAGTTACCATCTAGAAAAACGAATTCCGGAAGACTGTATGTTGTTAGTTTTGTAGCCATTTGGCAAAGGTACTCATGACTGCTTAACCTTTTTTGCCCATTTCATTTCCTGAGCAATGTGCCAGCCTGCCAATTTCAATAGCTCAATTTTGCGATCAAGTGACATGCTTAGGGCCCCTTTCTTGAGGTCAAGCCTTATTCTCATTACCGTATATTGAGCCAAATTTAGTTGCTTATATATGCCTCTGGTGTGTATCATCTGCTCAAAGGCTTCATCTGTCGTCGCTGTTTTCATCTGTTAATTTCGGTTGATTTGGTGGCGGCAAGGTAATTATTACGGGTAAATCAAGGTGGAAAAAGTCATGATTTGCCAATTTTATGGCGTTGTCGAGGCTGGAGCACCGGATGTATTTATTGAATGCCAAATGTGTTTTATGGCCGGTAATGACCATAATGCTTTTTTCCGGCAGCCCGGCTAAAAAAGCATTAGTGGCAAAGGTTCGCCTTGCGGTGTGGCTGCTCATCATCGCCCATTTTAGCCTAACTGTATCTACCCGGGTGCCACCTTCCGTCCTGCTGCAGGAAATTTCCTGATTGAGGCCAGCAAGCCTGCCGATTTCCTTTATGGACTTATTGTAGTACTGATAGCTAAAGCATTTGCCAAAGGTATAGCCATATTTCTCCAGGATCTTTTTTACTACTTGAGCCACAGGAATTACAACCACCTCCCCGGTTTTCTGGGTTTTGATATCAAAAAACAAATTGCCTCCGATGTCCCTAAGGAAACGCTTGGGCTCCTCCAGAATGGAAGCCAAATCACTATATCTAAGCCCTATAAAGCATTGCAGAACATAGATATCCCTTACTCTTTCCAATCCCGGCGTATTGGAAAAATCATACTCCATCAGCTGCCGTATGTCTTCAATACTGCTATAAACAGCGGTTGTTAGTTCAGAACTAGCCCTTATGCCATTGCCGTTGTACTTCGATACACCCTGGTCATAAAGCCTCCTCAAAACGGCTTTTAACCTTGCCAGCGTTACAGCAATAGTGTTTTTGCAATAACCCTTTTTCATCAAAAACACCGAGAACTGTTCAGCCCATTGGGGATTGATGTCTTCGAGGTAAATTATTCCGTTTTCGGCTTCGTACTGACTGAAGCGGTAGCTTCCGCTTTTGTAGTTATAAATCGTGTTTTTAGTGAACTTGCTGCCATCCGGGGTAAGTACCTCACCCTTACTGATTTTGTCCGCAATGGCTTTGTACAGCGGAAGAAAGGCCTTTTTTTGTGCCTTAAAGATTTTAAACATAGTTTTGCCTCCTGTTTATTTTTTGTTAGACCGAAAGATGAACCGCCCCCAAGGTTTGCCGACCGAGGGGGCATTTTTTATTTTGTATGCTTGCTTTCGAATTCCTCCCAGCTTTTGCTGAATTCATGGTTTGAAAATGCCTGGGGAAGGCCTGTAATTTGTTTTAGCCTCATGACTTCCTCAGGATCCATTCCAAGGTGTTTCGCTATTTGGGTATCATTCCAACCCATTTCTATAAGTGATAAAACAATATCACTCATACCCTTTATTGAATGGGTGCCTCTAGCCCGGTTATGCCTGATGGTAGCCGCAATTCTGTTTTGCTTATCTTTTTGGCTATTGCGAATAGTTACTAGAGGCAAGTAGCCATGCAGCCGCTTTTTAACATCGGGAAACTCCCGGCCTATTCTGTTCCTGTGGAATCCGTCAACAACCTCCCTGTCGTTAATCGTAACCTTATCAGAAACTATTGGCTGGGTATATCCGTCTTCATCGATAGACAGCTTTAGTAGCTTCATTTCAGGAGGTGCAACTGCATTTGGATTGTAGTCATTTGCCCTTACATATTCAGCCGGTACCCATTCGACAAAGTCAACAGGATTATCCTTAAAAGGGCTTACTGCATGCAAAGCAGACCTAACATAGTTTAATGAATTTACCTTACTTTCGGTGTCTTCAATACTATTGATTTGCTCAATTAAGTTTTCGGTAATTTGCTTTATTACGATTTCGGTGTAATTAAATTTCATAATCAATTTGTTTTGAAAGTTCTTTCATTGCTTTGTCTGTGTAGTGTTCAAGGCCTAACAGCTTGCCCCATTTGGTTTTGAGTTTCTGCATGGTTTTTCTATCCTCCTGCGTAAGCCCATAACTTAACCCTCTACATTGAAAATCGTTTTTCTCAATTGTACGGGCAATCCGTTTCCAACTTACCCAATCTTTTAGCTTTTCAGGTTTTGCCAAATGGTCTTCAGTTATATCCCTTCTATCTATATCCGCTTGCTCTTTTATGTAATCAAACAATATTCTGATCTTCCTAACGTAATGATCGCGAAGGTCAGGGGAATAAAGGCCGATGCTTTCAAGCAGAAATACTGCGTATTGTTCCCAACTCATGTATTCTGGCTTGCTGGTGCCGTTGTGACCCAATAGGCTGGTTTTAGCATAGATGTTGCCAAAATTGGCACCACTAACCCTATTTACTACTTTAGCCCAGGTTTCCGGCTCTATCACTGCCCACTGGTTTAGAGATACTCGCTGATCTTGTCCGAATGGGTGGCAAATTCTTTGCTCATGGATACCGATACCCATTTGCCACATGTATTCATATACCCTGTTGTATGCCAAACGGAACCGCCAGACGGCATGCCATATATCTTGGGTACTCCAGTCGTAAAGTGGGTAAAAATTGTAAACACCTTTACCCAAGTCTGTGCTCCAGTTTTGTTCTTTGTAGCGGTTTATACCGAAAGCAACAGAGCGGAAGCGATGGTAGCTTTCATCGGTACGAATTCCTACAAGGCAGCCAACTTTGTCGGTTTTGTATTTGGCCTTTAGGAATTGAGGAAACTGTTTCAAGAGGTCTTCCCATTCTTGCCCTTTTTTAAATACTTCTGTGGGTACCGTTGTGATGTCTATTGCATCCTCGGGCATCTGGCGGACCCACAAATGTTTTTCACTTTCATCCCATGGTATCCATGTTGGACGAAATATGCTACTTGGGTTGTCCTCGTTTTCCAGCGGTAGGCAATAGTGGTAGAAGTTGCGTATTTGTGAGAGCTGCTTTAATTCATATACATGGGCTATCGTCATAGTATATTGAGCCTCAAAATCGAGGAAAAAAACATCAAACTTTCGCCCAATTTCTTTTGCATATTGATTTGTAAGTTGTAGCATGACGCTGCTGTCCTTGCCTCCGGAAAACGAAAGATATACGGCTTCGAATTCGTCGAACACAAACTTTAATCTATTTCTGAAAGCTTGATACACATCGATGTCAATATATTTTTTCATAACTTCTTTTCTACTTTAGTCCAACCTGTGAATTCTTTTATAACAGTAAAGCCTAACTTTTTAAAGTTTGGCAGGCTTGCCGGTGTGCAATCAGCCTTTAGGATTGTTATGCCATTTGCCATAGCCCATTGAATCCGTTCATTTAAAAGGCGCTTATGCAATCCTTTACGTCTGTGTTCTGGTACGGTATAGGCATAGGTTAGTACAGCTGATTTAGCTTGAACCTTGATGGCTGCAAAAGAAACGACTTTTTTGCCATCCAAAGCCACCCACCAATGAAATTTATCACTGGTAAGGATTGGGAAACCTCCCATTTCACGGATCACTTCAGGGCTCATTGCAAAGCGACCAATAAGGGTTGTTATTCCTATGTTTTCGCCTTTTTGCTCGATGATTTTATAATTTTTCGACATATTGCTTCAATTTAGTTTTATCTATCAATAAGGACCTGATTTCATCAGCTAAGTTGCCTTTTCGGCTAAGGTTCGCCTGGATCCTGTAATCAATACCGGAATTTGTAATGAGGTCATAGATATTCATTCCATTCACCTGACCCTGTCTGTCTATCCTGCCAATGCATTGCTTTCTTTGCATCCAGGCAAAGCTGTTAGAATAGAAAACTATCCTGCTGCATACCTGAAGGCCGTTGAGACCAACGCCTCCGCTGCCCATCGTGGCTACAAAATAGCGCTTTTCACCGGTTGCAAATAAGTTTTTTTCATCATCCCGGGTTTTGGTGTTTTGCCCGGTAAACACAGCACAGTTTTCTTTACCAAGGTATGCTATCAGCTTCTCGGTTTCAAATAAGTATTTACAGAAAAACAGGGTTTGCCCCTCCGATATTCCAGTCGCAGTAAGCAATTCGAGTTTATTACTGCCAATATCTTCTACCTCAGCATCACGGCTCGGTTTGTAAAACCCACAGCTGATTTGCTGGAGTAGGGTAAAATACCTGAAAATAGTGTGAGCGTCAATGTTCTCGTTTTCGATTTCCTTTAGCAGGTTTTCTTTCTCAATGTTATATAATTCTTCTTGCCTGGCATTGAGCCCGCAGTACCGCTCATGGAACTGTTTGGCAGGGAGGTTCAATACATCCTCCTTTCTTACCTGATAAGTGTATGGTTCTATCAATCCCAACAGGTGGTCAAGGTTTTTGTAACCAATGACTTCATCCATTGCCGGACCTCCCATGATGAGGTATTTTTGCTCAAACTTTATGTAGTTACTACAACCAGTTATAAGTGGCGACAGCAAAGCGAATTGCTGATATATATCTTTCGGATGTTCAAATGGTGTGCCGGTAAGTATTGCCTTGTAGCTGGTTTTGTCGCAGCATTTCTGTATCCTTAGGCTACGTTTTGCAAATGGGTTTTTGCAAAAATGGCTTTCATCAATTACGATTTGGGTCTCATCACAAACCCAATTCAGGGCCTCCAAAAATATTCTGTCACTGGAGCCCATGCTCTCGATCCCAACGATTTTGAATTCCACTTTGGTTTTTGGGTGCCACTTTTTTATTTCATCGTCGAAGTTCTTTTTAGTGGCAACCGGGCAAAAAATCAAAGCCTTTCGTATTTGAGTGGCTTCATACCTGCTGTTTATTAGGTCTAAAATGATTTTGCTTTTGCCGGTACCAGTGTCTGCAAATAGGGCAGATACTTTCATGCTGCAAAGGAACCGCAATGCCTGAGCCTGATGGAGGAGGCTGTTTTCGTAAACCGGAGTTATGCTGTCACGAAGCCTTTCATGCAGGGGCACCTTTTTCCTCTCAAGTTCACAATCGTAAATCAACTCGTGAAATTGTTCAACGATGTCCTGCTTGTACCTCGTTGCTCTTTCGGGATCATGAAGTTGCTGCGCCTTGCGGTTTTCCACCTTTACAACGGCATCAATCCTGTCGTTTACCACGGTTAGGTAAGCCGTGGTGCTCATGTACTGGTTGTTGGCACCGAAACGGAGATAAAGCCGTTCGGTGCCAGTTTTTTCCAGTTTTATCAACTTAGAGCCTTTTATTCGATATGAAAGCTGCTCTAATGTCATTGTTGTTGTGCATTTTTAAGTTCTTCACGAAGGGCATCTACTTTTGCCACCGCTTCTGCAAGATCTGCTTCTATTTGCTGAATAGACCTGGCCTTAGGCTTTGGCATTTTTATCGTAACCCAGCCCTCCTGCAAGGCTTTTTTCACGTCTTCGAATTCGGTACGAGGTAAGGGAAAATCATGTATTTCAAGCGTGGCATCTGTTACCACCGTCTTCCAGTTTTTCACACTACCACCGGAGCCAATGCTACCGTTAATGAGAAATATGTCGTCTCCGAGTTTTGCGCCACTATCCCTACCCCAGGCCTTGGCAATAGTGCGTCCAAATAGTTCGCAGGCCCCACCATAGTTGCTGTCGTTGTAATTAGTAACCACAAGTATGCAGGTTTCGTAAGGCACCTCACCGGTAACACCATAACACTTAATCATCAGGTCTTTCACGTAATCCAGCATGGTTTCATCAAATACCCAGGCTTTGCCATCCCAGTCACCTCTGAGTTTCCTGGCCCGATGCACGAATTCGGGATGATAAGGAGTAACTACCTTTACTTTATCGCCTTCAACAATAAGGCGAATTGATTGCTTTGACATAAAAACGTTTTTGAATTGTTATCGAATTCCTTAAGGTGCGATTAATAGGCATTGCTACCAGACAGAAAATGCCCGGATGCAACGCCTCACTTAGTTTTAAATTGATTCAATAAATGGTCTCCAGCCGAGGCCTGATGCATTTTTGGCCTCACATATCTGTTTTGGTGCAGGGTGTGGTGCACCAGCGGCTTTCCATTCTTTTAGCATTTCCTCCAGGTCGGTAATGGTTTCGAGTTTAGCCCTGAATGCAGCAACCTTAGCTTCTTTTTCGGCTTCGTTGGCTTCCCATTTCTCCCTTTGCTGAGTCATGTCCTGCTCACGTTTTGCAATCCTCTCTTCTGCATCCCTTTGGGCCTGTATCATGGCTGCAAAATCAGGAGTTGTATAGGGTTCAATCATTTCTCCCTCTTTCTTCTTCGCCATCTCAAACTCATCATCGGGGAGTGGTACAAAGCCTTTCGGAGCCTGATGTGCAGGGCCCTCATAGGTGTAAATGTGTTGCCGGTTCCGGGTGGCTAATTTGCCGTAAGCATTTATCTTAATCCTTACTTCCTGCCAGCGAAGGAAATAGCCCCTTACCGGTGTTTCGTCGATTGGTTCCGGTTCTGCTTTGGCCTCCTCCTGCTTGGGTTCAAATTCCATCTCGAACCATTCAATCTTTTTCTCACTGTATTGCAAGCTCTTGCCTTTTAGGGCAAAGGCAGCAATCCAGTAAGCATCACTTTTTTGAACTTCGCAATCGGGACCAAATACAGCAGACTTTGGAATTATGGCTTCTGAACCGTCGAAGCCAGAGGCCTTGTAGGCCTTTTCTGAAATTGAGGTAAGCGCTGCGAGTCGAACGCTGTAGCATTTTACTTTACTCATAGTTTATTTTTTTAGACCGAAGGGATTGCCGTCCCTGTTTGTGAGTACAAAAATAGTAAACATTTGTAAATAAACAAATGTTTTTAAAAACTTTTTTTTCAACGAGCTTTCGGAATCGCTTACAAACTTTGTTACCAAAATAGTTTTTATAACTAAAAAATAGTAAAAATACCTCGCAGCTTTGTACTGCGATGAAAAAGAAGCTACAAGTATTTAATTTCTCCATCCAGAATCAGGCCAACGATGCCATTGATGTTTACATTGATGGTGTTATTGTAGATGCTGAAACACAGCAAATATTGCGGGATTGGTGGGGTGATGAAACCAGCGTTTCTTACAAGTCTCTCCGCGATCAACTAACGGCCAGTGAGGCAAAGACCTTTAACATTTACATCAATAGCTATGGTGGGCACGTGGGCGATGCCATGGCTATGTACGACCTCCTGGTTGATCTTCAGAAAAAGGGCAAAACCGTCAATACCATTGGCCGGGGAATTATTGCCAGTGCAGCCACCTACATACTTATGGCAGGCCGCAACAGCGAAATCACAAAGAATAGCTGGTTCATGGTGCATAATGCCAGCGGTGGTGTATATGGTGATGTTTATGTAATCGAAAACTACGCAAAAACCCTGCGGAAATTCAATGACAGGATTCGCGACTTCTATGCAGAGGCCACCGGGCTTCGGAAGGAGGAAATCACCAAACTAATGGACCAGGAAACCTGGTTAACCGGTGAGGAAACCGTAAACAAAGGCTTTGTAAAAACACTAACCGATGAAGTCGGCTTCACAAATGCTATTCCAAAAGAGCTCTGGAACTTTAGCAACATCGCTGTACTCAATGCGTACAACTCTGCCGTAGGCAAGCCGCCTACATCGCCACGAGCTCAGCAAGAACCTAACCAACACGATTTAATCACCAAACAATTTAATGAGATGAAGAAATTCTTCACCGATTTGGGCAACTCCATCATGAACGCCATTAAAGGAGTAAAGCCGGCAGAAGATGGCAGTCAGGAAAGCCTGGTGAACAGCATTGCTGAGGCCGTAAGTAAGCCATTTGAAAACGTGGCTGAACAGTTCGAAACCTCTGTGGCCGATCAGGCGAAAAATGCGGTAACCGAAGCCCTGAAAGGCCAGGATGTTGCCACCCTGATTTCCAACGCTGTTAACAAGGCGATACAGGACGCCAAACTGCCTAAGGGCGATGATGTCAGCAATCTAAGTCAAAAGGTTAAGGAACTCGAACAAAAGGCAAAGGATTTGGAAGAAGAAATTGCTCAAAACAAGGGCAAAGAAACCAAGCCCAAAAACGAAAAAACCGACGAGCCTATCGGCAGGTGGAATATTCCAACCACTGCCTAAGTCATAACAAATTTCTTTCACCAGCAAAATTTAGACAATGAGTCAAAACGCATTTGATAACAGCGGCCTAAGAGACAAGTTGCACCTCGAAGGCACACCGGTTGCGGCCTTCAATCCAAGTGTTGGCCTTGCCATTACATCGGGCGATTTGGTAGTAACCGACAGCTCAACTTATCCCTCAACCGATGGCCTGAAGAAGGCGCATGTTCGGGTAACGGATTACCTTGGTAAGGAGCTGCGCGACACCATCACCACTACCGGTGCACCGGGTGCCAAAACGATTGATTTGGCAACGCTGAACACCAGCAAGCCCGTTGTCGTGTGTGTAACCGTGATTACCAACAATGGCCTCATAGCCGACGGCCGTGGCGAAATATTCGCCTTAGCCGGTGCCACTGCTGCAGTTGCCAACTGGGATAAGCAGTAATGAAGTAAACCAATTTTTTAACGCTTTCAATCAATAACAAATGTTTGAAACAGTAAGTATCGATTCGCTTTCGTTCCATCAGGCCGTAATTCAGCCGGCCTTTCAGGACATCATACCTCAGGGCTTCCCTTATCGCGGCACCCTGAATGAATTCACCATCATGGATAATGTGGTAAGCAAGCGCCCCATCATCGACATCCGCAGGGTACAAAACATATTGCAACGCCGGGATGGTAGCTGCGATTTGAATTACAAAAAAGTAGTTGGTGCCACCACCCGTCAAATCGTTGTAGATGAGATCTACGGTGCTACAACCCTCTGCCGAAACGAATTCTATCAGGGAGCCCTGAAGGATTGGCGCAACCGTGATCCCCTGTTTGGCAACAAGATATTGCCGTATTTCCAGGGCGCAGTAAACATCGACGTGGCTGCAAATAGCTACTTTGGTGATGTAGATCGTGTAACTTCACCTACGGCTATCTGGAGTACCAATGTATTTGATGGTATCTTTAAGTGGATTAAGCGGTACATATCCGGTGCTGTTATTCCCGCTGGCCAAACCGCTGTGATTGCGGCAAACACCAACTACCAAACCAACCCGGCTGCAGCCTACAATCTTATCAAGGATTTGTATGACAAACAGAACCCGCTGATGTACAGCTTCGAAGATGGCCAAAAGGCCTTTTACGTGAGCAAAGAAATTGCTAACGGTTACGAAGATTACCTCATCAGCGTTGGCCTTGAGGCGCAAGGCTATACACTGCTGGAAACCGGTATTAAGGTGTTGGCCTATAAAGGTATACCGGTGCTGCATGAACCCATCTGGACGCCCATCATTACAGAAATTAAAGGTGGTACACCTGGTTATGCCGCTGTGCTTACCCTCCGTGGAAACTTCGTTTTTGCAACCGATAAGGAGTACGGCGAAGGCGAAGATGGCCGTACCGCTTTGGAGGTTTGGTACGAAAAGAAGGACATGAAGTGGTACTACAGATTATTCATGAAAGCCGGTACACAGATTGCATTGCCCGAGCATATCGTGGTTGCAATGTCTGATTGGACATAATGCCGGCAATCATTAACATTTTTATTAACCGATAAAAACAGTAATCAATGGTCTGTGTAGTATTAAAAAAATATAACCGCATCTGCGCCCCCGTTAGTGGTGGGGTATCCGATGTTGGCATATTCGATCCCAACGATTTCAACTGGACGCAGGCGGCTCCCATAGCAGGTGTAGCCCAGCCCTATACGGCGTTATCCCGCAGGGATGGGGCCACAGCTGAAGGTGGTGCCAAAATCTTCATGCTGGGCTTCAATGAAAACGAAGCCGAGTACACCCCCAGCAGGCAGAGCGTCGGCAGCAGTGTTAAATACACCCATGCAATCACCACGCAGCTCCCCGACCTCAGTCATGCGCTTACCACTTTCTTGCAATCTGCAGATGCGGCTTCTATATGCTGCGGTATCGGCATAGTTGTAAGGCTTAACAGTGGCCGCATCTTCGTAATGGGAGAGAAGTTCGTAAACAGCCTCACTATTCCGAAATTCAAAATTAAGCTCGGTGACTTCGATGGTACCAGCGGCAAGCTGTTCGAAGAATTCAACGGTATGAACGTATTGTTTACCGGCGATTACAGCAGGCCCCTTTATGAATTCACCGGTGGCTGGGCAGCTATTGAGGCCATGTCTGAGTAATCATTTTTTTTCCAAACTCATAATTTTTATAGCTATGGCGAAAGCCAAAATAAGGAGTGAGTACAGAGGCGTTGTCATTGGTTTCAATGGCAGCGCCTTGCCTTTGGGCGAGCGTACTGATATCGACGAACTCGCAATCATCGCACAGCAGAGTGGCGATGCCTCGTTGCTTAAACTGTTTGAGGGCGATCTGCCCGATGCCGATACCCTGGTAAAGGAAAAAGTAGACGGCCAGATTCAGAAAAGGCGGCAAGAGCAAAAAAGTAAGTAAGTATATCCATCCCGGCAATGAATAACTCCAAGGCAAGACAAAACAAAAGGAATCATCCGAATCAGAAGCACCAAAAAAATAGTGTTTCCAATGTGGCGCAGATCGATGCCCGCAACCCGGTTCCTTTTGAAAATGCTTTGAGTTATTCCACCATTAGCGGCCACCGGTATTTACCCTTCCTTTTCCCCGACGATGACTATGCCAAGCAATTACTTGAGGCCCGGCTTGCATCCACTACTCACAATGCCTGTATCATTACAAAAAAGGATTACTGCAGTGGGATGGGATTCGCCGATATCAAAGGCAGAGAGCTTGATGTCGATATCGTCGACTGGTTCAAAAAAATGAACCGCAAGAGTGAAAAGGCTTTGGGCTTGAATAAAAAAATATTTGAGTCCTTTTTTACCTGGGGTAATGTGCCTATTGAATTAGTTCGATTTAAAGTTGGTGGTAAGAAATACTTTTATGTCTATGTTCATAATTTCCTGGAGTGGAGACTCTGCAGTGAAAACGAGGACGGCGATGTAACAGAGGCGATTTCCAGCAAGTTATTTCGCAGGCAAGGGATTGCAACCAGTGAGCAACTTGCTAAGGCTAAGCCAATTCCAATTTATCGCGCAGGCAATAAGGAGAAAAGCAACTGGCTACGTGATGGCGATGTTGAGCGCACCATTATTTGGTACAGCAATCCCGTAGCGGGCTTCGATCATTACGGCTTACCCTCCGCTGTTGCCAGTATGATTTACCAAATACTGGAATACAAGGGTGCTCGCTATGACCTTGACAACTTTGACAACAACATGGTAATCGGTGGTATGCTGGCCTTAAAGGGGCAGGTAGGCCAAACCGAAGCCAATCGTATTGCAAAGCAAATCATCAACACCCATACCGGTGATGGTAAACGAGGCCGTGTTGCTGTTGTAGCCAGTGAAGAAGGCATAGACAGCAGCAGCTTTCATTCCTTCGATACACAAAAGGATGGCAGTTTCATAGAGGCCGATGACAAATGGATGCAAAAAATCATCCTGGCTAATGAATGGGATGCCGTGCTTGCCGGTTTAGTCAATGCCAGCACCTTGGGTAAGGGTTCGGGCTTTGTTACAAAGATTATTGAGCTGAAGTTGAACACCGTAATCAGGCCTGCCCAGGAGGACGTCATGCAAAATGTTTGGAATGACATTTTTTACGAGTGTCAGAAATGGACCGGCCTGGGCTTTGATAAATACGAACTCGGTATTAAAAACAGCATTGATATCAGCGGCTTAACCGATGTTGATATCACGCCAGCGGTTCAGGTAAACGAAGTACGAGAGGCTAAGGGCTTACCAACTGATCCCAGCAAAGAAGGTGTTTACATGAGTGCGGCAAAAGCCAGCCAGCAAAGCAAAGAAGGAGGTCCGGATGTATAACATCAACAACTTAATGCGGCCGGTTTTGATTACAGCCCCTGAGGTCTGTTTCCATGCCAGTACAAAGCATGATTTCGACACTCGTTCGATTGAGCAAAGCATAATTGTTGCCGAGGAACGATTCGTTGCACAAGCCCTGGGTTATGAGTTTTACGAAAGCCTTCTTGAGCAAAAAAATGTTGACGTAACAGAAGCCAATATTGACCAAATACAGGAGGCCGCAGGCAACAACCCGGTTTTTCAAGTTGGCGATATTGCCAATACGATGACAGGCCTCAGTGCCGCAAATCTTTTGCTTTGGAAAATGCATCTATGGAAGCTCACGGCGGAGTGCGTCATGCTTTTGGCAATGCCTGAAGGCTTTGTTCAATTCGGTGCCGAGGGCGTCGTACATACTAGCCCTACGGCCGGTGTAATGACAAGCTCAAACGTTGTAACCCCTGAGCTCAAAGCCGTGCGTTGGGCAATGGATAAAAAGATGCAGGACAGAATCGACCCCCTGATTGAAGCAATGCATCGTTGGATCTGCAAGCGTAAAGCGGATTACCCACTTTATGACAAAGAATGTGATTGCGATTCCAAGGGCGTGGCCTATAAAAGAAAAACCGATTTTGTTTTAGGTATATATGACGATGATGAAAAGGAGGGCTGCGGATGTTGAAAAAACTGAATCATATTTTCATTGGCTGGGGTAAGCGCTTGGGTTGGTTGCCAACTTCAATGGCTGAGAAAAAAATGGCTGATCTTCGACTGGAAAAATGTAAATCCTGCCCGGAAAGTAAAAGTCATAAAGCCCTGGAGGTAATCAATGGCCAAGGTCATTACGAAACCCAAATCTATTGTAAGCTCTGCAGCTGTCCTTGTTATCAAAAAGCAATTGTAGCTGCTGAGAATTGTCCACTTAGTAAATGGTAACCGATGTCAACTAATCACGAAGCTCATTTTGGAAAATATTGTGTATGCGGGCCCGAGGAATTTCCCTCTGTACCGCAATTGCCTGCCGGTGCCAGCCTTGCGGAAACCGCAACCACGGGTAATGCGATTACCTGGGGCTGGGCCGCCATTCCTGGCGCGAGTTCTTACGTGCTCGAGGTATCAACCAATCCCGGGTTTACATCGCCTACGTTGGCCTATAGTGGCCCGCTGCTTTCATTTCAGGTTACAGGCCTAAACCCCGGCACACTTTATTATGCCCGGTACAAGGGCGTGGCTGCAGGTGCCACCGATAGCCCATGGACACCGGACAGCGCAACGACGGCAGCGCCACCGGCATTTACCGCCTATTGGGGCTGGGCTGATGACAACAGTGTTGGATCTTCCCTCATTGGTAGTGCACAGGGCAATGGCAGCTTTGCAAGTGGTGCCACAGTTGTAGCCGACTATCGGGCCAATAATCAGCCCAAATGGCTTTACATGCTTGAGCCCATTGCGCAGCCATTAAAGACTAAATGGTTTGGCTCTGTAATTAATCAGGGCAACATAAGCCTTACTAATGATAGCGAGGCTTTTCGGTACCGTGGTACTGTAAATCAAAGTGGCATTACCTACAATGTGTACATGAGCACATTTGCCACGCAGCAAACACAAACAGTAATTGAATTCAGGGTAAGCTAAGGAGGAGTATATGGCAATAGAGGTAAATGATGGTTTTGGTTTTAATACCCCCAGGTATGCCGACTTAAGGGCCGGTAAGCTGGAGGCGGGCCGCAGCGTGCCTTATGCAAGTGTGGCAGCAGCTCTTGCCGCCATACCGGCAGCGTATAGGTGCGAGGGACTGCAATTCAGGGTTAAGGAAAACGGCTTCCTCAGAACCTATGAATTCAATGAAAATCATCAGACCTCAACAGGTTATCAACTCAGTGGCCAGCGTGATTTTTTGCTTACTGCAAATGGTACCATAACCATACCGGCAAACACAGTTATTGAAGCCATAGCCATTACCCAGGGAACCGCAATGACGGTCACATTTCAGGGCTTAATTACTGATTGGAATATTGATGATGTCAGGTATTTAATGTTTACGAGGTACTATCCCGAGGCAACTACAATTAATGTAACTGGAATAATTTCAAATCTAGGTTTTAAAATTTTTTACAAATGAATATTAGAAAGATTTTCACACTATTTACGGCTTTATTTCTTGCATCTATTGCAAGCACACAGTTTGTTCAAATCGATAGGCTTAACACCGTAACAGTCAATCAAATACCTCGTTATTCGAGCCTGAGTAATGCAACAGCTGCAGGTAGCAGACCAGGTAATTTAATCCTTGTGCACAGCGGGGCAGATAGTGGTGTGTGGGTAAGAAATTTTAATAATACAAATTGGGTAAGGGTTAATGCAGCTCAATCTACTACGAATGTCCCTAATCAATTAGGTTCCAATAACTTAAAAACCACTTCTTTTTTTAAGCCTGTTGATACTTTAAGGTACGGCATTACTTATTTTATGAATTGGGATGAACCTCCCTATCGTTACAATTTATCTATAAATTCTGGCTCGGCAGATTATTTTACTCAGACCCCACTACATTCTATTTTTATCAGTAATCAAACCCAAAGAGGGTATTTTATCTTTCCACCAACTTACTATTCCAATGGGTGGCAATATACTTTGGACTATAATACTGTAATTGATGCCGATAATTTGAGAACCGCTATTCTTTCTGATAAAATACCTATGAATGATGTGTATAAAGTCGGAAATGGTGTTTTGTTTAATTATGCAGTTGATGTTGATGATGTTAGATCATGGTATGCTAGGTATGTCATGTTTTACATCAATAATTCTAGTTTAGATTTTGTAGCTTCTCCCGAAGTTCCTGTCAGGGAGAATACTAAATTTTCTGATGTTTATATACTTGGGCAAATAAATGAATACTTAGGGTATTTCATGTATTGCGGGGATTCCGCAACAACACAAGGTAGCTCAAACACAATACGTACTACATCTACAAGAGATGTTTTTTCTAAAATTAATATGATTTCCATTGCCTCTGCTACAGGTGCTTTATTAGAGGAATTTCGTTCTTCCGCTGTCATAGATTTACAGAAACGATTTTATTCAGGGAGTTTGGAATCTTTTTACTTAGGAAACCTTGGTGATAATGCTTCTGGTTTTTACTCTATTACTGCTTTAGTGTCTCAACAAGCATCTGGAAAAGAGTATGTAAGTTTTAATAAAAGGCATTCCGGCACAGATACTGCTTTTTGGCAAGACGGTTTATTTAATTACAATTCTCTAGGTAGTTTAAACATAAGATTTGCAGTTTTAGACACTAGCATTTATATGCTAGGTTGTTATGACAATAACAATAGCTCTTCGATAGATGATAGTACTATAGTTTACCGATGCAATTTTTCTTTTGTAAAACCTACAGGAAACGCAAATACATGGTTTTATAACCCTACCTTTAGTAAGCTGGGTGTATTGCCTTTTCACGTAATGGAAGTAAATCATTTAGATTTAAAATCCGGGGTTAATGCCTCAATTGCACATCTTAAAGTAGGTAGCAGCAACCCTATGAGCCCAATAAATAATTACCCCGAAAGTTACGTTACAACAAATTTTTACGACTTAAAAAAGTTGCCTAAAAATAGAGTTCCTTACTATTTTGCTTGGGTTGACCGTTACCTAAATAGTATCTTAGGATGGAATAATGATAATGAAAATGCGGGGCAGCCAATAAAATATGGAGAAGTGGAGTATAGGTATTGATGATTAATTCTTAGTCAGAAAATTCACTTTTTTTAAATCTTTACAATGAAAGAGTATTTGTATAGTTTAATTCAGAACATTATTTATCCCGACGGCCGGCTTGTACTTGGGCTATTTTTCCTCATGGTTATCGACCTCATTACCGGTGTACATAAATCAAGTAAGAAACGGATTGCTACCAGCAGCAACGGCTTCAGGATGACCATTAATAAGGGGACCATGTATTTCTCCTTTTTGAGTGCGGTTTTCGTAATAGCCAATGTTGCAAAGCCCGGCGTACCTAATACAGGCATAGTTAACACAGCCTTGGATAATTTACTAAATGTGATCTTATTGATGTCGATGTATATCGAGTTCAAAAGTATTTTGGAAAACATTATAGAGGCACACCCCAGTAATGATGTTGTAAAATATTTGGTGAAGCCATTGCATAATGTACTCATTTTAAAACTCAAAGGCTATGCTCCGAAATTGTAAATTATTTATTCTGCTATTACTCCTGATTTCTTGCAGCTTGTCCAAAGATGTAAAGAAGTCAGAAAGTGAAAAGCAGGGACTGCAGCAGGTCGACAGCATTGGGGTTCGGAAGACAAATGTTTCGCAAAACAGTAGCTTAGATTTTGAGCGCCTCATTGAAAGGTTTAAGCCGGTTGTAATACCTGGAGATACAAACGTTTTCAACTTTCCGGTTGAGCGAATTTATGAACGAGGCAGTAAGGCCGAAAGTAAGCAGAGCAATACTGTAGACAGCGCAGCCAGGCAAGCCATTGTGGCCATTGCCGAAATGCTTAAGGAAAAAGATAAGCAAGAAAGTGTGGAGGGCTTTTCTTTTTGGCACCTCATCGGTGTTGCTGCCCTGGGCTTGGTACTGGGTTTGTTTTTACCTCAATTAAAACTAGGTTTTAAAAATGGCAAGGCAGGTTAACTTCATCGTGATTCATTGCACCGGTGGCCCCAAGAGCCAAAGCGTGGCTTCCATCAGGGAGCATTGGCGAAGGGTTATGCGTTGGACTCATCCAGGCTATCACAGGCTTGTTTCCGCAAATGGCAATAAGCATGTCTTAGCTCAGTGGGCTTCCATAACTAATGGAGTAGAGGGATTTAATCGGCAATGCGTCCACATAGCCTATACCGGTGGCGTTTTGGCCAATGGGCAAATACATGATACCCGAACACCTGAGCAAAGAAAGGCTTTGCTTGAGCTCGTTGAAGAAGCGCATGACTTATACCCTAATGCCATCATCCAGGGCCACCGCGATTTTTCTCCTGATCGTAACCGCAACGGCGTCATCGAGCCTTCTGAGTGGTTAAAGGCCTGCCCTTCGTTTTCGGTAAAACAATGGCTTCAGGAAGTCGGGTTTAGGAGTAAGGCTTCTAAACCGTACCTGCAAACAACAGCCGTGGTAAATATAAGAGAAGGTGCCGGTACTGAATTCAAAACCGTGGCACCCGCTTTGGCAAGGGGCACAGTCGTACAGGTTTTAGGCAATGCAAATGGCTGGCATTATGTACAGGTAGGTGACACAAAAATAGTGGGCTGGGTAAGTAGCAGATTTTTAACTGAAAAAATTTAAATTTATGAATATTATAAAGTACAGGTGGAATTATAACATAGCTGTTAGTAATGGGTTTGAGGGTACCGAAGAGGAGTGGCTCAAATCAATAGCCGAATCGGTTTCAAAAAGTGCTTATGATATTGCAGTTGAAAATGGGTTTGTAGGCACTAAGGAGGAATGGCTTGATAGCCTTAAGGGAGAGCCAGGTACCATTCCTGAAACCGAACAAATTCAAGGGGAAGTAATTTCATTTGATTCTGCTAAAATTTATAATTCACCTAGCACACCGGCAACTGGAGCAATTAGTACAGATTTTACTAATGCCAAAATTGGGATAGTTCAAAAAATATACCACACAGGATTGACTTTTGTGGAGCCCACGAATTGGGTTAAGCTGGGAACGGTCGAATATGCGAATAATGAATTAAATATAATTTATGCCGAATACTGTTCTCCTACAAGAATTGAATATTGGATAACACAAGAATCGTAATAAAATGTCATATCGTAAAAAACTCATTTCCGATTCTTTGGCCGAAAGATTCTTCTTTGTTCGTCCTTCGGGTACCACCTACGGCACAGGCGATGGCACAAGCTATGCCAACGCTTGGAGCGGGTTTGCTGCTGTAAATCAGGCATTGGTAGTCAGCCAAGGCGCAAAGCTGGCTGTGTGTGGAGAGCACTTACAACTACTAGATGTAACTCAAGATGGACTACAAATTGTGGGAAACCATCCTGCTCAAGCAGGTACAATAAATGCGCAATCATTAAGGCGTTGCCTGAATGTAATTAATCGAAACAATGTTACAGTAGTTGGACTTACAATGCGTAATGGACTATCTGAATGCGCTATGAACCAAACTGTATCTAGCATTGTGTATGATGGTTGCATTTTTGATACAAGCACCAATCAAACTGTTCAAAACCAAGGCACTTATTGCCAAGTTACATACAATAATTGCACCTTCCAAAATGGATTCGATGACGGCATAAGCCTGCACGATACTGCAACCGTAGTTATAGCAAATAATTGCACCTTTCAAAATAATGACCAAGGCGTTAATGCAATCAGCACTGGTGTTTGCACGATCAACGATTGTAATTTCTTGAATAATGTAATTGATGTAAAGGCCGATGATTCATCGGATTTTACTGTAAACCGCTGTTTCTTAAGGTCACAAGTTATAGCTAATAGCGCAGTAGCTACTAAGCTAAATAATTGTGTAATGATTTCTGGGGAAACAAGAATATCAAGCATAGGAAGCATTGTAGTATCTGATTGTAGTTATTTGAATAACAGTTTTATCGGAACTTTTGCAACTGATATTTCAAAAGTACAGATACAACGCTGCTACTTCGAGATGAATCTGACAGTCAAAATACAGAATAGCAACAATGGAGTATTTAACTTGGATTACTGTACATTTAGGCACATGGGCTCAACAAATGTTTATTCTGTTAGAACCACAGGTACTGGCACATCAACAATTAATAATTGTACATTCATTGGGAACTCAAATGTAGGCAGAGGAATTCAAGCAGAAGGTAGAATAAATGTTAGAAATACGATTTTCTCATTACTCAATTTGTGTGTAAATCCAAATGGAGCAAGTGGCATAGTAACTTTTAGCCATTGCAATACATTCGGAAATACAACGGTGAATATCAATCAAAACGGAGGTACATTTAGCAACACAAATATAATTGCTGGCAACCCTCTTTTTGTAACTGTACCTACAGATCTGAGGTTGCAATCCGGTAGCCCTGGCATAGGTTCTGGAGCTACTTTAGTAAATAGTTTGGGTATGTTGTCTGCTAATTGGGGCGATGCATCAACACCTCCAAGTGTTGTAACTAAAGAGCAAACGGTACCTTGGACCATCGGGGCGTTTATATGATGGTTCGCCTTCGTCAATCAGCCATATTATGGTGGCGATTGCCCGGCACAGGTCGATATCGAATTCCGGATTGAAGTCAGCTTCAGGTAAATTTTTTGCAGTTAGTTTTGGTTAAAAAACCCCCGGCATGTCTATGCTGGGGGTTTTTGATTTAGCTTTCCGCATTGAACTTTTCGCTTGTTTTGATTAAATTGTCTGAGTATTGAAAAATGTCATCTAAAACCTTTATTTCAAATTTTTTCTCTACTCTGTTTTCGTCAAAGACTCCAATGTATTTTTTGGTTTGCGAGTTTAAATATAGTCTGCAAATAGGTTTCCTGTTATTGTCATCAGCAAGTATCGAAAAATAACTTTGTGCATCTCGATAAAAAACCCTGTCTACAGGAATAACCTTCCTAATTATAGATCGAACAATCTGGTATGCTTCCATTTCTTCGACGGTAGTAACAATCTTGCTTTCAGATTGGTCCGACTCAATGCTAGCATTTTCAATAGCGGCAGCCTCGAGCTTAGTTTGTTCATCTTTACTCAATGCAGACTTCAATCTATCTGTTATTAGGTCATTAATGTAGTGGCTGAAAGTTTTTCTAACCAAAGAGGTGAATTGGTCTAGTACTTTTTGCGTCATTACACTGGGATAGACTTGCTTGCCAAAATACCTAACAAATTCAGGCGATGGGTTATTGATTTCATTGTGAATCAATTGTTTTAATTCGCTTATGTATTTTAGTTCACTAGCTGTATTTACAATTGTTTCAAAGTCGTAATAAGCTTTATGAAACTTTTTTAATTCTTCAATTTGGTTGTCTTTTGGGTCGTTGATTTGGAAAACGAAAAAGGGCTTTTCGTCCATTTTGTTGGGCTCGACCAAGTCAGCATAGAATCGATACTCAAATCCATTGGTTAACAAACCGAATTTTGCCTTAGTGGTATGGTAATACCTGAACAATTGAGAGTTATGAGGATTTAAGTCAGCGCTCCAGTGCTTGCATTCTATCAAAATAACGGGGTCGCCATTGTTGAGAATTGCATAGTCCACTTTTTCGCCAGTTTTTATACCCAAATCAGCTACAAACTCAGGTACTACCTCCAAAGGGTTAAATACATCATAACCCAAAGCTTGGATGAATGGCATGATTAAGGAGTGTTTTGTTGCCTCTTCTGTTTTGACGAGGTCCTTAGATTTTTGAAATCTGTCGCTTAATTGTTTAATAATGTCTTTGAAGTCCAT